CGCGGGGACTGTCTCCTTTTGCGCGGTGTTGAATGCGAACGCGAGCCGAGCTCGACTTTGACGCCGCGGATGTTGGCTTGATCCATTCTTTTGTCTTCTCGCTCGTGCTTGAGTGGGCTATCAGAGGTGGCGATTCTTGCCAATGCTCTACCCGTTTTTGGTTAATTTTGCCAACAAAACAAGGGCTTCCGGCTTCCGGCGAGAGGCCATTTCTCAAATCTGTGCACATTTTCCAGCGATCACGGCGGGGCCTCTAACCGCGAGACGGCCGTCACCTGGCGTCTCTTGCGCGACCCTTTCCGTGAGTCAGATCGTGCATCTGAAAGCGGTTAGATAAATCCCATCCCTTTGGGATACGGGTGCGATCGCAAAGCATACAGCGGCAGGGGCGGATGCTTCTGGTCCTATTCTTCGATAGGAAATCGCGTACTGCTCCAGTCGCGCTGCCCGACGGATGAGGAAGTGCGACAACGCGCCTTGGGTTGATCCCCGCAGCCTTGGCTGCGTGACGGACGATTCTCGGGCCTTTTTGGCCAAGCGCCACGATGGCGGCATCGGCTGGTACGCTGGCAAGCTCCGCGGCGAGGCAGGTTTCCACGTACTTCCTAAGTTCTGGGTGTTCGAGAGAGTCGATTTGATTGTTGAACAGTTCGCCGTTGATGAAGGTTGGATATCGGATGGTTGACGTGAAGTGCACTTTGGACGCCTCTTTGGTCCAAAGATTGTCGATGTCCTCAATGCCAGCGCCTTCGGCCAAGCCACCATGTTCCAATATGGACTTCAAGTTCGGTTCGATTACGTCGCCGCGGAATGATGCCTCGGCCTTTATTCTTTCAAGGTCTGCCTGGGGATCTTCTCCTTTGGCGACGGCCATTCGCACCGCTTTGTAGCTGCGTCGCGCTTGGTTCGGTCCGGGCGTTACTCCAACGATAACGATCCGGGCGTCTCGGTTTACGAAGTCAAACGGAGCCCAAAGGATCTCGATGTCATAAGCATCGCTGACCCCACGCGGCGGATAAAGACGGAGCGCATTTGGCTTGTTCAGTTCTCCTTCCAAGTCATGATCGGAGAGTGCCAGGAAGGTGTTCATCATCGCAGTATTCCAGGAGTGGTGACATGGAGGGGAGTGCTGTGTCCCATCATAGAGCAGAGCTAGACCTCTAGAGAAGTGTACCATAGAGGTTGCTGGCTTCGGCTTCGTGAGCGGCACGATCCAGCCGGTCCGCACCGCCTTGCGACGGACGCCGAAACTGCTCCCGCGGCCAACCGCGCGCCCATTCTGAAGCAAGCCGGAGCCGCGCTCGGCGCGCAGCGCCCGATCCCATAGGGCGGTTGCCAGATGGTTGTACGGCAAGCCGTCGAGCTTGCCCTGCTCATTGCAGAACACGAAGCATTCTCGCGGCTGCCATCTTCCATCACCATGCTGGTGAAGCCTGGCACAAGCTCGATATAACCGCCGACCGCGCGCTGCAGGTCTTTGAGCGGTGCTTCGGCCGTGATCTGCGTGCGCGTCTCTTGCCTTCCGGTGTGAGGATCAGGAACTCACCTTGCATTTCCGTTGCTCTTGCCGTTGGTCTTTTTCTTCGAGGGCTTGCGATTCTTCCGCTTCGCGAGCAGCGCCCGGTGCAGCTTGAACTGCTCGCGCGCCTTCGGAATCTCACGGTCGTAGTTTGGCGCTTCGTCGCGCTGCAGGCCATATTTGTAGCCCATGGCGCCAGCCATCTTGGCGAACGTCGCATGATGCGGCCGACGCGTCTTGCCGCCGAACATGTTCTTGACGGTCGAGAGCGAGAGCCCCGCGAGCACCGCGAGGTCGGATTCCTTGATCCGCTCCTTCTGATACTTGGTGCGGAACACATCGATCTCCGGGTCTTTGTCGACGTTATTGTAAGAGCGGTGCAGCCAGAGCATTCCCGAATTGTGACCGATCTTACCCATGCTTCGCGCCCCCGCCGTTCATGGGAGCGGGCAGCGCCTTCAGCGCGGCGCCTTTCTTGATCAGCTGGTATTCGCCAGGCGCGATGCGCTTCACGACATTTTGCTTCAGGAGTCCATCGAGCAGCGCAGAGCAGGACGCCTTCGCGCGACCATCCTGCTCGAAGCGCTTTTGCATTCGTGCAAGCGAGACCGGCCTGCCCTTGGCGAGCATGCGCAGCAATACGCGCAAGCCTGACTGCCGAAATTTTGGGCGACCGCCGCCGCCATTGAGCCGCGACTTATTCTGCCGGAAAGCGGCCACATCCGTGACTAGTTCGAACCCGATGTTTTGCATGCCGGCGACGGTCAAGAATTCCAACATGCTACCGACCTGATCCCGCTGGACTTCAAAATGCATTCGGAATCTGCTGCTTACCTCGGGCTTCGGCATGTGGTTCCCCTAGTTTTTTATGGGTGCGATGGGCTAACGATAAACTTTCAACTCCAAGCTTTGCAAGCGTCGCTTGACAGAAATACGAAATAGACACAGACGAGAAAAATCCGATTCAACCACAAGAGACGGGGAACTAATGGCAAAGAAGAGAAAGGTGACGACAGTGGCCAGACGAGCGAACGGAGACGATACGCTGGTCGGCCAGCGCATACGCGCAGCACGCCTATCGGCAGACATCAGTCAGTCCGATCTCGGAACGAAACTCGGCGTGTCGTTCCAGCAAGTGCAGAAGTACGAAAGAGGCACCAATCGGGTGAGCGCGGGAAGGCTGCGACAGATAGCCGATGCGCTCGACAAGCCGTTCGGCTATTTCTTCGAGGGCGCGCAAATGAAGCACGGCAAACCCGAGCCGTCAGACCTGGATGCAATCCTCGCGAACCGCGAGGTGATCGACCTCTTGAAGCTGCTCGCCAGGCTCAAAGACGCCGGCAAGCGCCGCGCCGTGTACAACTGCGCTGTGCAGGTCGCCAGCGTCATTGTCAAGGAGGACACCTGATCATGCGCAAGCTGATCGCTGCCACCGCGCTGGTCCTGTGCGCGACCGTGCCGGCGCTCGCCGAGCCGGTGATGAAGTTTCCGAATGCCTACAAGAAGCGCTTCGCCGAACGGTATTTGCCTCGGCGCGCGGCCACACTTCCAATGCGACTACACCACGCGCACCTGCATGCGCGGCAGCGTCAACTTCCAGGGCGGCTTCATCGGCGAGATACTGGCCGAGGATCGAAGCACCGTGATCGCACACGTCGAGTGCACCGGTTACATCTGCACCAACTTCGACACCGGCGAGGTCACCTATCAATCGCCGAATGCACCGGGACGAATGGACCCGCTGACCTCGGACGCTACCGAGGCAGATGCCGAACGCATGCGCCGCGAGCGCTGCCCAACATAAAAAAAGCCCCGGCCGAAGCCGGGGCATAGTTTTCTCTAGGGAATACACCAGCAAAAGCTGGCCGCTAGGCCAACTCTTCTTCGTCGAGGTCTGTTCCTTTCACTTGCCGATCATTGCCTTCAGCCGGTCCGTCAATGATCCGACGCCAGGGCCGGCGCGCAGTCCCATCACACCGAGACCGAGCAGGCCGGCGAGCAACAGATAGGCCCACTCGACCGTGGTACCGCTCGACGGATAGCGCCACTCTGCATTGCCGTACTCGCGCACGATCAGCACAATCAGCGGGATGAAGAACTGGTGCCAGACCAGCACGAACAATTGCGACAGCGTCGCCACTGCCCAAACGCGCTGCATCAAGACCGAGGTCTGCACGGCGCCGATGAATGCCGTGTACATCTTGACCAGAGCCTCGGCGTGCGCGACCTCGATCGCCTTCACCGCTTCAAGCATCAGGCCGTAAAGCTGCGTGGCCAGTTGCTCTTTGGTGATCAGCTTTTGCTCATGAGCCTTGAAGGCTTCGAGCGCCTTGTCGAGGATGCCGTTGACGATGCCCATGCCAAATTGAGAGAAGATCGCAGTAAGCATCATCAGCCCTCACCAGGCGGTCGCGGCGCCGAATAGAACGCGGCGGCTTTGCGCTCTTCCAGCGGCTCGGTCGTGATCCTGCGCAGCCATTCGAACAGGATGCCAGACCCGAAGAGGAAAGCGGCCAGCGCCAGCGGCCGATACTTCTCGGGAAGGAATTGCGCGAACTCGTTGACGATCGGCGTCCAATCGGCGCCCGCCGCAGCGATCAGATCGTGAAACGCGACCACGATGCCACCAACCCAATAGAGACGCGCGGCCAGGATCGTGCGCGAGTTGTCCCACAGGTACGCCTCGGCCCTGTTCACCTTCTCGAAGAGCACCGGGAAGCGTTCGCCGAGCTTCGGCCGGATGAAGAGCACATAGGCCCAGATCACAAAGATGATGATGCCGGCGATCGTCAGGAAGTTCATGGTTCACCTCCGACCAGCATTGATCAGCGCGCGCTCGATCGCGAAGGCGAGCGGCTTCGGCTGATATGAGTTATCGAAAGGAAGTGGGCGCGGATGCTGGCTGTAGAGCCAGGAATACTTGTCCACCAGCTGCCAGGTGAGCAGCGCCTTGACGCATTTGAATTGCATCACGTCGGCGAGCATAGGCGCCACGAATTCAGCGACCGCCGCGTCGATCGTTGCAGCGTCCGAGCCAAGCGCTACCGCCTGGCCGCTGGCGCCGGCGTGTGCGACGTCTAGCTCGGAAATGTGCACGTCGAGGCCGCGCCGATCCAGCGCGTCGACCAGCCACAAGACGCCTTCGTGACTGACCATCGCCCACATGATCAGGTGACTTTCGAGGCCGACGCCATGCAGCGGGATTCCGGCATCGAGCAAGCGGTCGACCAGCGCCAGAAACTTCACCCGGTTCGGCTCATAGTTGAACCGTTCGAGCGACTGTTCATTTAGGAACAGCTTGGCAGAAGGGTTCGCTGCATGCGCCCGCGCGAAGGCACGCTCGACATACTTCGGTCCCCATACCGTCATCCAGGTCTTGGCGCGCATGCCGTCGCTGCGCTTGTGCGCCGGCTCAATCGCTTCGTTGACGACATCCCAAATCTGGATGCGCCCGGCGTAGCGCTCCACCGTCTCGGTGATGTGCTGGTCGAAACAGCGTTTCGCGTCCTCGACCTTGATCGGCGAGGTCAACGCGCCATAGTTCGGCGCTGTGCTGCTATTCGTCCATAGCCATGCCGGATTGTATTCGTTCCAGATCAGGGTATGACCCTTGACCTTGATGTTCGATGCCTCGGCCCAGGCCAGCAACGCATCGGCTTGCGTCCAAACCGGAGCCATGTCGCTCGACGGTCGCACCGTCCCCCATTTCAGCGCGATGTCGGTCGTGATCAAGCCGCAATGCTCTCGGTAGAGCGCGGCGAGCGAAGCATCGGTCAGAAGCGGCGGCCCAGCCGCTGCACCGAATATCAGGCCGTTGGCCTGTGCGGTTGCATGCAGGCTATCCATGATCGCACCTATGAGAACCCATAGTGACCGACCGCGTTTATCGCAGCATAGAGCAGCGTGGCACTTCCCGCCGCGATCCAAGGCCAATCGCCAAAGCGCGGGCGAGAAAGGACGCGGATCATCCAGAGAATGCCGAGCGATGTGATCGCCGATCCGATCAGAGCAAGGTGGAGTTGCCATTCCGACATCTGCTCACCGCTGCCGAATTGCCGCCAAACCCATAGACTGCCGCGCGTGAGCGCAAAGCCGAATGCCGCCACGGTTATCGATAGCGCCAAACTCAACCCTGCCGGATAGTCGAATAGATCGCGCCAGGAGAGATCGCGGCGATGCAACTCGGCCTTGATATAGGTCACCAAGAACGCCAACAGCACGGCAATCAAGATCACGCTCGTACCGTTGATCATCTCCAGATAGAAATTCACCTCACTGTGCTCGCGGACCATTGCCGGCTCGCATCTGCCGTTGGTTGAACAGGTCGGTCATCAGCGCCACCAGCGGATCGTCAGCCTCCATATAGGGCCGCAGCATTGACGACAGCTTGCCGACATCCCGGCGCAGTTCACCGGCCGCTTGCTTGACCAGCTGCGCGTTGTCGTGCCGGTGCGGCCGACCGGTCAGCTTCTCGATTAACCGCGCGAAGACCATTCGCGTCTCCAGTGGTGCGGATGCGACTGGTTACCGAAGATCGTCACCAGCTGCGCGACCATCGATTTCAGTTCGCTCATCGCGACTGCCGATTGCTCGGCGATCTCCCGCAATTCCCGCTGCGCATCCTTGCGCTCATCGCGCTCCAACCAATAGAGCACCGCAAAGATCGGAGCGGCGAGCCCGCCCGCATTCTTGATGTACTCCATTAGCTCGGGAAGCGTCATGATGGTGCTAGCGCCGCGCCGCCGTCCGGGTTCCTGTTGCGATACCAGAGCCACCACGCTGTCACACCGGCGAGAAGTGCAAGGAAGACGAGAAAGATCGCAAGGCCGATCGAGATCAGGCCATGCGACTGCGCCTGTTGTGCGGCGATGGCGCCGCCGATCGCGATTGCACTGGTCGTGGTGTTCTGCGTGACCGTGGTTGACGGCGGCTTGGTGCGCGCCAGTTCATCTTCGCGCGAGCTTTCGATCACCGTCGTGTCAGGCTTGGCCGGCGCCGGCGGTACGATGGGCGAGGCGACCTCCAGGGTGGTCAGCCCCTTGTTCCACAGGGCAGCCTCTCGATCGCGCCGGCCGCGTAAGCCCTTGCTGTTGGGCCATAGCCGCTTCATCGCGCGAATGTCATCGTCGACCAGGTCCAGCTTGCCCGCCCCGATATGCAGCTTGATCGCGTGCATTTCCCTGTAGCGGTCACTGGTCAGGTTGAACGATGCGCCGCGATTGTAGGCGATCGAGACAATGATGCCGAGGCAGGTCGGCGACAGCTTGTCGGCAGCTGGAATGATCTTGAGGACTTGCGCGGTCCACTGGGGAATGTCGCGGTTGGTGAAGACCTGCATCGCCGCTTCCCAGGGGATCGTGATGCGATTGTGCATCCTGGCGGAAAGGCTCTTTGCCGCCGTGCCCCTGACGCCGACGCATTCGATCATGGCGGCGAGCATGTCAGAGTCGACCAGCGCCCCCCAGTCCGCCTTGACCTTGGCTGCCGTGGCATAGCCGAGGTCATAGCCGATGCCGATGGTGACGCCGCTCTTCTCACCAGGCCATTCCGTATGCGTGTAATGGCGTTTGTAATAGGCCTCGCTGGAGACCTCTTCGGCAACGATCAGATTGATGGATGATTGCGAGATACGCAGCATTGGCCCTGATCCTTAAGGGTTCTGCGGCAGCGTCGGGCTCGCCCCTCCTTCCGTCCCGCTCGGTGCCTTGGCCATCGGAAAACGCAGCTTCAACATCGTGGTGTAGCCACCGCCGCGTTCATACTTGTGATGTGCTTCGTCGATCACATACGTGCCGTCGACATCCGGCCTCGCCCCTCTCACGCTGACAACCATGCCGCCCCGGGCTTGCGGCTCACCGTTGATGCTCACCCATCCGGCGCCCCTGGCCGCATTGGCGAAATTGTTCGAGCCATCATTGCCCTGCTCGGCAACACTCGCGTTCGGCGCCGGGTTCGGCAGCTGCGTGATCGCGTTGGCGCCGCCGAACACGCCCTCGCCGCCGAATTGTTTCTTGGTCTCTTCCCAAATGCTTTGCGCGATATTGAAATGGTCTTGCTTCGAACCTCCCCATTGCGTGCGGCCGATGTAGGGCCTGATGCGCCACTCGATCAGGTTCTTGCCCCACACCGCTTCGATGCCGCCGGAGAGATCAGGTGCGTCGCGCAGGTAAGCCGTCTTGCCCTTGATCTTGAAGTAACCGCCAAGCTCGCTCGCCAGGCGCTCGCCGAAGTGCATGAAGCTCTCGGTCTGCATTGACCAGTAGTCGCGCATGACGTTCTGGAATGACGCCCCGATCTGCACCGTGAAACCGGCCGCCTTCGCCGCTTCCTGGAGCACTTGCGAAAGCGGAATCTTCTGGCCCTCTTGCTGGCCAGGCGGCGCGCCCTCGCCCCAGTTCTTTACTGACGGGCTCTTGCCTTCATTGCGCGGCGTGCCGGTGGCATCGATCCATAACCGCCGGCCGCCGGTACCGCGGGAGAAGCCGCTTTCGACATCGGTGACCCAGCCCTCGAAGGTGTAATAGGTGCTCTCGCTATGCCAACCGATGAAGACCGCGACATAGGACGACCAGGCCACCGGAATTTTCAGCCGACCGTCGCGGTCATCAAGCTCTATGTGGCATTGGTCGACACCGCCAAGCGTGTCGATCGCGGTGACCGATAGCAGGTGCGGATCGAAGCGGCTGGTGACGTCGACCCCATCGATAATGATCGTGCAGCGGACCTTGCGCCGCGTCGACTCGCGCTTGTTATGCCAGGGATCAGTGTCGACGTAGCTCATAGGTTCGGACTAGCCGTCCAAAGCTCGATTTGCTTCGGCTTCGGCCCCTTTGCGATCAGTTCGGCATCGATGGGAATCCGCACCTGCGTGCCGACCGGAATGAATGGCCCTTCGCGATGGATGCGCGCCAGGTGCGGGTTTGCATCCAGCATCGCTTCGACAATGCCAGGCGCGCGCACGCGGTAGCGCCGCCATACGATCAGGTCTGCCGTCACGTTGTCGCCCTTGACGGTCAGCATTTCGTAACTGGTGATGGCCATCAGGTCGGCGCCAATAGGCTCCAGAGAACGGGGAATTCGTCCTCGGCCGAAGGGATTGGCACGCGCGCGAACAGACCTTCGAAGCTGATCTGCTTGCCGAAGCCCTCGACATCGATGAACGTGTGATTGCGCACCAGGCGCTCGCACACATACCAGCCGAGCGAACGGCCCTCGCCTTGGCCGCCGCGCATCATGAGCGCAGCGATACCCTGCCGGCGCATCGTCTCCATCACTTCAAGCTCTTCGAGCCCGCCGAGCTTGAGCGGAAATACCTTGCCACGCAGGTGAAGCTCTTCGTCGCCTTCACCGGTCCACTCACGATAGACCGCAGCGCCGGCGATCTCCTTCCGCGCCCAGTCGGTTTTGCTGTAGTGATCCAGTTCGTGATAGTTGAGCGGCCAGACCTGGAATTGCAGAAGGCCCCACTGCATCAGAACGGGCGTGCTGTTGGTCATGCTGCACCAATGTCGGAATAGGACAGCCAGCGCGCATCGCGTACCTCACGCTGCAGGCTCTCGCGCGCGCTGGCACGGCGGAAGCGCGGCACCAGCTGGCTCGGCATCTGCGGCGCCTCGACCGACATCTTGATCGGCCGTTCGAGGTCACTGCGCAGCCGCTGCGCATCCTCCAGGCTGCTCTGGCGGCCCCTGTACGCGGCGCCAAATCGCTCATCAAACGAAGGCGCCTCGGGTGCACGAAGCTCTGGCGGCGCTTCGGTCGGCGTGTCCGGCATTTGTGTGAGGGCGGGCTGATTCAGCCCGGCTGCCCGCTCCGTGTCGAGGCGTTGCCGCCAGGCGAGATAAGCAGCCCGACTTGCCCGACCACCGCCGCCCCATCCTGGTGAGAAGAAGGTTTCCGTGCCTCGTGTGCCAGTGCCGCGCCCGCCAAACTCGGATTGGAATGTGAACTTGCCCGGTCGCTGTCCCGGCCTGCCATAGCCGCCCATGGCGCCGCCGTATCGTTCGGTATAGGCGAGGCCCTGCGATGAATTGTCGGTCGCATAGTTGGAGACGTTGCTGCCCCCGCGCGCCCGGCGAAAATGCTCTTCAGCCATCGCGCGCATGCGCGGATTACGCATATTCCGCGCGCCACCGCTGAATGTGGTCCCAGGATAGTAGCCGCCTCGGCTGACGTCCTTCATTGCCTCTTCAAGCGAAGTGCCGCGTTGCGACGCGCGATTGTAGATCGTTTCCATAACGGCCTGGTTGGCCTGCGGATCGGTGTTCTCGCCAAGCGAGATTTGCATCATGCGCTCGGCAAGCCATGGCTTCTGCGCGAGCTCGGCATCAAAGCGGGCGCGATCGGCCGCGAGCGCCGGGTCGCTACCGGCAGAACCCTGCGGCTGGTAGTTCTCGAGTCCGCCACCACCGCCACCGACCGCCGGCGGCATCGATTTCGGGACCTGGCCACCGCCTGGCGCGCTCGGGCCTGGTGTGATCCCGCCGCCACCACCGCCGCCAGCGCCACCACCGCCGCCGAATTGCTGGCCTTGCACCGAGTAGCCGCCGCCCGAACGGAAGCCCCGAGGCACGGCGCCGCCTTCCGGCCCACCGAGGCCGCCGAGGCTGGTCGGCATGTAGCTTGCCGGCGCCGCACCGGCGCGCTTGCGCAGTTCGTCGGTGAGGTCTTTCAGCGCCTTGGTGTTCTCTTCCTGGCCGCTGTCCTCGCCACGGAAGCGCTTGTCGAATTCGGTCTCGCCGCGTCCGCCGCGATTCAAGAAGTAGTCCATCATCATTCGTTGGGCAGCGAACGGTGCAGTTAGCGGGTTGGCCAGCTGCGGCCCTCTTCCGAACAGGAAGGAGCTTGGATTCATCGCTCCCTGGAAGAAGTCGCCAAGCTTTTTCAGCGCGCCCATGATGTCGCCCTTCTGGAGCAGTTCGAGCGCTTCCCGGACGTTGTCGATCGCCTTCTTCAGATCATTCAGCGCGGCTGTAAATTGCTTCATGCCAGCGCCGGCACCGAGCGCGTAAGACGTCTCGCCGATCGAGGTTTGCAGTTCATCCCAGGCGTTCGATAAAAGGTGGATGGCCCTCTTAGGGCTCTCGCCCCCTTCCACCATCTTCCGGTTGGTCTCGCTAACTGCAGCGGCGGCTTCGCGCGCGCCGTTTCTGATCGATCCCATATGGTCGCGGATCGCGATCAGCGCGCGCTGCGATTCCGAGTTGACGCCAAGCTTTTCAGCAATGAGCAACCCCTTCTCTGACGGGTCGAGCGCCCCGATCGAATCCAGTTGCCCGATAACTTTTTCCAGCGCATCGGTCAGACCGCTGCCCGCTCGGACGGCTTCATAGAACGTGTGGGCGAGTACCGGCGTGCTGCCGATTGCGCCTAACGTAGCCTGGAAGTGATTGCCGGCGGCCCTGGCATTGCCGAACGTGGTGCCCAGCTGGTTGAAGATCGCGCCAAGCTCGATCGCATTCTGCCGGCCGGTCAGACCGAACCGCGCCATTTCGGCCGTGGCGCGCGGCGCCGCCTCGGCGAATTCGTCCATCGAGCCGGGCAATTCCTTCACCCAGGTCGCCATCACGCCCTTCATGTCTTGCTGTGAGACCTTCAGCGTTCCCATCGCCGCGACATAGGCGCGCGTCATTGATGGTATCTCGACGCCGGCATAGCTCGCCGCCCTCGCGATGTCCCCAAACGCGCTTTTTGCGGCCTCGCCAGTCAATTCGGTCTTGCTCTGGAAGTCGCGATAGGCCTTGCCGATTTCGTCGAAGGCGAACTTGGTCTGGTTCGCGAGCGTGGTGAATTCACGCCGCAGGTTCGCCACCTGGTCTTTCGTAAGATTGCCCTCGCGCCCGATGCGGCTCATCATTGAACTGACGTCCGCGAACTTTATCACCGATTGCCGCACCGTCTCGACGGCGCCGCCGACCGAGGTCACCAGGCCGAGCGTGCCGATCGTGGCATCGGCAATCGATTTCGCGAATTCGTCGGTCGATTCCTTCGAGCGGCGCATACTCTGTTGCGTCGCCTGGCCAGTGCGCCCCACTTCAGTGGCGAGGGTCCGGATATTGCGCGCCGCTTCCGCAAGAATGCGCGCGCTTTCGTCCTGCGCGAGAAGCCGAAGTCTGGCGTCCAGCTGCGGACCGGACATTACTGCTCACCTACATCGAAGCCGACGCCGTGATCCGGCTCCGGTGCCGCCATGGGCGTCGGCGCCACGCCGCGCGCTTGCGCCGCGTCACCCGCCACCGGCACCACGCCCTTTTCGATGTCGGCACGGATCGAGGCCGGCAGCAACGTCATGAACAGCGCCATCACGCGTTGCGCGTCCACCTCGATCATTTCGCGCAACGTCGCCTGGTCGAGGCCAGTCAATTCAGCGAGCAGCGCCGTGCTACCGCCCTCGAACTTGCCTTCGTTCCAGCGCAGCGTGTGATCGAATTTGACCGGCGCGATTTCGACCGAGGTGATGGTCCGGCCCGCGCGCGTGATCGGCACATACAGCGGTACGGAAATAGACAAAGCGCCCGTCTTGGGTTCGGCGGGCGCATCTTTACGGAGAGGTGCAGCGGTCGCGGTCACGGTTTAACCACCCTCACCAATCGGAATCCGCAGAATGCGATTGATGTCGCGATTGATGTCGACACCGCCCGTTCGCCGCGTGTTGAGGAAGAAGTCCCAATAGAACATTTCCTCGCCTTCGAGCCAAAGCGCATAGTGCATGATCGCGCGGATCGAATACTCATGGCTTTGCAGATCGCCACGGCGCCAGTTCTGCGGATTGACGCGACCGAGCCGGCCCTGCATCACGGCCTTGCCTTCGAGGGCGCGGCCATTGCGGCGGTCGCGGATCACGCCGTAGGCCGTGAAGACCTGGTTGGCCGTGGTCGACAATCCGATCATGGTCTGCACCTGCGGCTGCCAGCCGGCGAGCGTGAAGGTTGACTCCAGGCGGTTCATGTTGGTGTCGACCTCGACTGCGATCGGTGCGCCGCCAGGGCGATGGTCGACATAGTTCTCGGCCAACTCCGGAAGCTTCAAGTCCGAGATCGTCAGATGGTTCGAGAGCGATGGATCAGCATCGCCGCAAAACAGGTTGGCGGCTTCCATCACATAGACGTTTGAAGACATCGCGTGCTCCTTTCAGGGCCGAAGCCTCACGCAGCCAGGTTAAGCTGCTGTTCGAGTTGCGACACCATGGCGTCGATCGCCGGCCGGTACCGCGCCGACAGCGTGGTGATCTTGCGCAGCACTGGCGGCTCTTCCGCCGCAAAGCCGACCGTCAAGTGACCGAGGCGGATCTGCTCGGCGCTATTGTACGAACCCTTGAAGTCGACCTTGTAGCCCAGGATATGGTCTTGGGCCTGCAGGTCGCGCAGGAAGAAGTTCATTGTGTTGACGATCGCCTGCACCGTGTGGCCGCTGATGTTGAAGCGACCGAGATAAGTGCGCAGCGCGCGCAATAGCGACAGATGGATGAAGTCGCGACCGCGCGTCACGTTGTAGAACTGCCAAAGCGGATCGTCGCCGGCATTGTCGGTTCCAACGAAGATGAAGCCGCCCGACGAAATGGCGAAGTCCGAACCGGTCTCGCCGCGCACCAGGATGCCGATATTGTTCGCAAGCAGCTGCTGGCCTTCGTTGTCGCCGTCGACCAGGGAGAAGCTGATTGCGCGCGCAGGTCCGACGATGCCATTGACCGGTTGATTGGCTGCCGAGTGGAATGGCGCACCGGTTTCCTTGTCGCGTCGCACCAGGATGCCCGCAACGCGCGGCGCGAGCGGCCTGACCACGATCTCGGATGTGTCCGGGTCCATGATCTTGACGCCGCCAGTGACCGGGATCAGCCGCTGCGAATTCATCGTTTCGCGCCAGTTTTCGTCGGCAACTTCGCTGGTGCCGACCGGCTCGACGATGGCGTGCCCCAGTATCTGGTTGAGCACACCAGGCAAGGCTGCGCACACCGGATTGGCGCCCGCTGCGACCGCTGCGGTCAAGGTCGCCGTGACGACGGCCGGCGCCGCCGGAATGGTGGCGGTCGGCGGCTGCGTCAGGTTCGCGCCAGGGCTGTCGAGGTACAGCTGCTCTTGCCCAATCGCGCCGCTTTCGTCCGCCGTGGCGTGGCCGGTCGGCAGCACCTTGCCGGCATCGGCACCGCCGCCGGCGAAGGTGATCGGATAGACCTCGCCCGGGACATAGCCAGCGCCGGTGGCGCCGATCACAAGCTCACTCACCGCGCCGTTGTTGATCGCGGTGGTCAGCGTCGCCGTCACGGCAGCCGGTGGCGCCGGCAAGGTGACGTTGGGCGCGCCGGTGTACCAGGCGCCATAGGAGTCGATCATCAGATCGGACTGGCGGATTTCGCCGTTGGCATTGGCAATCGCGTGGCCCTGCGCCTGCACCACCGTGCCGACCGAGCCGCCGCCGGTGAAGGTCATGTCATAGCGCTGGCCCGGGATGTAGCCTCGCCCGACCTGCGTGAGATTCAGTGTCGACAGCGAGGTCGCCATCTGGCCGGTATAGCCAGGCGCGCAGATCACACGCGGTGTCACCGCAAGCAGTTCTGGCGACATCAGAAAGGCATGCACGCCAGTCCGGTCGATCGACGAACCCATGATCTTGCCGATGGTTTGCTGCGCGCGAACGGCCGGATCAGGATCGGTGCCTTCAGCGGTGCGCACGATCACCAGCGTGGCTGCCGCGTCAAGCTCGCCAAGCTGATCGTTGATTCCGTTCACCGCGTCGGCGAGATAGCCGGACTCGCCGAGCTTGTTGAGCGTGACGGAGTCGTTTGAGTAGACCTTGACCGGCGTATCGAGCGGAAAGGTGTCGGTATCGGCACTGGATGCCGGACCGATCAGACCGATGGTCGAGAGGTCGGCGGCGATAACCGGCCTCGGCTCTTCGTCGACCCTGCGCAGTACTACGCCAAAGACTGGATCGGACATTGCTCTAAGTCTCCTTTTTCAGAAGGTTTGCACCGGTGCGGTCAGCGATAACGCCGCAGCTGTCGGAGCGGTGAGCCGCAGCGTGAAGAGCAAGGGCCGCGTGCCGCTATCGTCGGCAGCACCGAACGCCCTGACCTCGCGCACATAGACATTGTTCTCTTCGTCTTGGACGGTCTCAGAGATCGTGACCATGTTGACCTCGGAGACCTCGGTCGCTTGCTGGATCGTGGTGATCGCCATGTGACTACCCTTGGGCCTGTGCCGCCATTGCGGCTTGAAGCGCGGACGTCCCTTGGCTGATGCCATCGCGTATCGCGGCTTCGACCTGGTCGATTGTGGTCAGCGTGCCGGCGTCGATCTCCCCGACGACGTGCGCTTCAGCCGAGAAGCACACCTCGATAAACTGTGAGACGGCGGTGCCGACCATGATCACAGTCGCTGCATCGAGCGTGACGAAAGTGCCGTCCGCCGCCTTCCATTTGCAGGTGAAGGCTGGATTGGCCATCGCCGCGACCACCGCCCCGACGATCATTCCTTGGCTTTCGCGGTCAGTCGCGACCGGCAGGCCGTTGGGCAGCGTCATGCCCGCCATTTCAATATTCCATCGCAGATTGGCGGCGACCGCTTTCAGCGCTGGCTTGTCGATCACATAGTCGTAAATCATCACGACCTTGCCATCGCGCCGCTCGAAGCGGCGACCTGTCACCGCCAGCCCAGGGAAGGGCGCCACGTCCTCGACCTGATAGATGCCGTGCGTTTCCTGGATTTCTTCCGACCATGCCAACCACACTTGCGGCGGGTGCTGAATGTCGGGCATTCCGTTGGCGCGTTCGATCACGCTTGCCTCGCGGCTCTGATTAACGAACACGTTCGGCGATGTCTCGCGCACAAACTGCATCGCTCAACTCCAAGACACATAGGCAGTGCCGGAACCTCCGGTTGCTGGATATTGTGTAGTCGTGTAGCCCGTGGAGGTCCCATTTGCGCCGGCGCTGCCGGGGCTGCCGACGGTCAACGAGAACGTCCAACCTTCCCAAGTGCGGCAATTGGTGAATGTCGAATAGACCCGCGCGCCATTGCCGCCAATCCAGCCATAGAACGTTGTGCTGCCCTGCCATGTCCGGCCCTCTACACCTCCAGCACGTCCGCCACCGGTGACGTTGCCCTGCCCGCCAGAGGCGGTGCCGTGAGCGGTTTGACGACCTGGAGATTGAGACGCTGCGTCAAAAGCACCGGCTGGCCCGCCATTGCCGCCATAGGCAACGAGGTTGCAAATGCCGTCCCGGTAGAACTGCATGTAACCGCCAGCGCCGCCCGGCGAGCCCGGTACCACGCCGTTCCAGTATGCGACCGCTCCACCACCGCCGCCGCCTGGCGCGTACATGTCAATCGAGAACGTATCGCAATACGGAAAGACGAATGTGTACGACCCGGCTGATCCGTAATTGGTCGAGCCTGGCACAGGCTTCCTCGCACCAACCGGCAATGGCGCGATGCCAGGAATTGCAAGGCGCGGTCGCAGCACGCGCCGCTGCGGTATCAGCACGCGCCGCGTCGGCACCAGCAAGGACGATTGCTTGCGCGCGGCCAACGCCATGGGATCAGCCCGTCAACTTGCCGCCCGTCACCGTGACCAAGCCGGCGATGCACTGATAGGTCAGATAGTTCGAAGCGGTGGCGACCGTCGACAGCGTTGGCCACTGCGCATTGAGCGGATACCATTGATTGCCGTAGGAGACGGTGCGTCCGGCGCCGCTGCCCTGATAGATGTAAATGCAGCCGGACTGGCCGTTCTTGCCATTGATCGGGTTGGCCAGCGTGATGCTCCCGGCAAGCGGGATGTAGAAGTTGATCCCGGTCGAAAAATCCAGCGTCACCGTGCCGGATTGATCGGGCAGTTGCACTTGCGCCGCCGCATCCCAAACCCCTTCTGCGGTCAGAAGTTTGTTCGCTGCCTTCGCCCGGAAGTTTGCAGCGGTGCCGAAGATGTTGCTCGCCAGCTGCGCCCAGCCGACCGTGTCTTGCGTCGCGAGCAGCTTCAGGCCGAGCGCGGTGCGCGCCGCCGCGACGTCGGTGAGATCCGAAAGGTTTTGATTCTTGGCGAGCAGTCCCGACAGATCGACGCCAGGGATCGCGGCGATGGCTGCCGCAATGGCCGCATCCGCAGCGGCGATCGTGTACGCGCCGACCTGCGCGGCCGTGGTCTGGTGCGGGTTGTCGGTGCGGTCGGCATGGGTGAGGTCGATCGGTGCGCCGACGCGGATCAGCCAGTCTTCGAACGTACCGGCGCCTTCCGCGTGCACGACATTGACATTCAGCGCCTTGGTGGCGCGATTGAAGCTGATGACCTGCGCCAGCATCAGATTCTGCGTCGCTGCCGCAGGGCGGATATTCACATAGTCCGTATAGACGTACATTTCCGCCGTTTCGTCGGTCAGCGTGAACGTCTGCGGACCGGTGACGATCGTATGCGCTTCCAGGCTTTCAGCGGAGAAGGAAGCACCGAGATTGTTGAGCCTGGCCTGCGCTTCCAGGATCAGCGGCGTGAATGTGTCATTCAGTCGCTGCAGCGCGACCGCCTCCAACGCGTCGACCACAGCGTCAATCCTGGTCGCGTCTAACTCGCGCGCTGTCATGCGATTGTCGAGATCGCGGAAGCGCGGATTCCAGAACTCGGGATCGGCGAGATTGTCCCGCCGCTTGACGCGATAGCTCTCGAACCTGGAGACCATCGGGGTTACTCCGTCAGAGCTTCATCGCCCAAATGACGACATCACCAAGCTCGCGTGCCTTGGCACCGGAGACCACAACCTTCGGCGACGCCGGCCGCGCCCAAAGGCCCGGCGCAAGCTCGACCGCGCGCGCGACCTTGATGTGGTATTGCGCGCCATCCACGAACTTGGGCAGCGTTTTCATGGGCTCGATCGGTTCGATCGTGCCGCTGAAGTTGGTCTGGTTATTGCTCGCCATGTGGCACTCCCTATGCGACCCAGAACACACGCTCGGCGACGTGGAAGATGCTTGCCGGCGAGTTGGTGCTTCCAGACATGATGACGATGAAGTTCTGTGTCGACGGCGTCGTGAAGTGGAAGGTCCGCGCGACCCGCTTCAAGTTGACGTCGAGCACTTCGTCGGTGAATCCCGTCGCCTGCACCGTGGTGTTAGCGACGCGAAGGGCACAGGAAAAATCGTGCGGCGTATCGTCGAAACGCTCCAGGACGCATTTGACGTAGATCGAAGTCGAGGCTGCCGCTAGCGTTTGCTGCTCGGAGACATGAACGAAGGTGATCTTCGGCCTGGAGACGTAGGCGCGCGAGCCGGCGATCATGAGGCCAGGCTGCACGTCGCGGGTACCGATGAACCGTGCCCGGAATTGACAGAGCGGCGGCGCGGCGACCAGCGCCGCGACATTGGTTGGCGTCAGCGGCTGCCATTCGCCGGCGCCATTCGGCCGCATTTCATAGACCAGGTCGCACGATGCCGGGACGATGGCGCCGGCCGTGATGTCGATATTGCGCAAGCCGCCGTCGAGATTGATCGGCGCAAACTCGATCGTCACCTGTGCAGAGCGGAATTTGGCGCCCCACACCTGGAACAGCATGTCCTTCATGAGGTCGCCGAGGTAATACTGACCATCGGTCGAATAGAAGAACGTGCCATCCAGATAAGTCTGGCCGTATGACATGCCGATGCGATGGTTTGCGTTCGATGTCAGCACGATCGCATAGCGCTTGCCGCGCTCCAGGAAGGTCGGAACGATGTCGATATGATTCCAGCCGACCACAATGTTCGCCTGGTTATGCACCTGGTGTAGGATCACCTTCTCCAGGTCCGGCATGCCAGTGTTCACTTCCGTCAGCGATACGATGATGTTCTCGGCCGCCGCTTTCGCGGTGACATAGAACGACAGCCGCGTCGCCCACATGTCATTCGCAACCAGGAAGGTTTGGGCGATCTGCGCACCAGTGATGGTGTGGTCGATCGTCTCCAATTCCCAATAGGACTCGGTCCAGCTGTCGTGCCACCAGTAATCGAACTGATTCCAGACATGGCCGACGAAGCCAGGTCCTGTCATTTGAACGGTCTGATAGGTCTGGAAGTCGGGCAGCCAGAACGGCGCCTGCTCGCCGGTGCCGGTATTCATCCGGGCGCCGTTGGTGCACTGCGTGTAGCCGCCGCCGTAGCGCAGGCGCTCCTTTTTGATTTTGCGCTGAACCAGCTGGTATGTCTGATAGCCGTATTGCGACATGCCCAGGTCGTCGTGATAGGCCGTGTTCGACAGCTTCACTTCGCGGTCATAGGCCGGCAGCAACATGCCGTTCTGCAGGGCTGCATTCGGATCGTTGGCCGAGAACAATGAGATTTCGAAGATGTCGGCATTCGCCGCTGCGAACCGGGCGCCCATTTCGGTGAGCGCGTCATAGCCAAGCTGCAGGCTATTATCGGTGTCGGAGTCGGTCGGATCGACGAAATAGTCGGCGCCGTACTGCGAATAGGCCGCCGGCAGTCCCGCCTTCTCCTTCACCTCGGCGAGATCACGGAAGATCATGCTGACGTCGTATTGCTGCGCCGACGCCCTGACCAGCGCTGCGAGCGCCGCAAGATCGGATGCGAGCGAGGAAACGCGCGGCCCGATCTGCCCCTGAAACGTCTCCAGCGCATCGGCGCGGTTGTCGAGGTCTTCGGTCGACTGCACCGCGAAGTCGGTCAGCATCTGCACCGACACGACCTGCACCGGATCGAGCGTGACATACGCGACCGGCGCATGACCGACCGGGATGGCCGGCGGCTGCGGATCGGATGATTCCGAGCCGGGGCTGATGGCAATGATGGCGTCGCGCGATGTCGTGGTCGAGACCGCCTGCGGCTCGGTGCGTCCGGTGTCGACGTCGACCAAGAAGTCGCGTTCCTCAACGTCGGCTTCGTTCTCGATGCCGTACACCGAGATCAAGACCTTCCGTTGCGCCACCGCCGGCAGATAGGTCAGCATTGACTGCACAAGCGTGGTGTCGCGATGATAGATGGCGCCGAGCACGTCATAGAAGCGGCCAGGCGCGACCTGGATTTCCGCCTGCGCCGTCTTGATCACGGTGAAGCCGGCATAGCGCCTGGTCTTCGTCACCACGTCGAGCGTGAGGTGATCGAGCGACGACCGCGCAAAGGCCTGCAGATCGTTGTGATCCTGCGCCTGCTGCTCTTGATAGTCGCGAAAGAGTACGCGCTTCTCCATTACAGTTCTCCGTATTGTCAGCCGGCCGGCATGGTGTCGATTTCGGCCATGACAGGCTTCTCACCGGCCAAGAACTTCGGCTCCGGTCCGGTCCGCAGCAAAATCCTGTCGCGAAGCGCCTTCGCTCCCTGCGCGGCCAGCTTGACCTGCTCGATCGCCCGGCCGTCGTGTGGCATGAAGAACCTTATGCCAGGCACCAGGTAGCCGAAGCCGGCGGCCTTTGGATGGATGACGCCCCTGACTTCGACGTGTACGCGTGCGGTGAAGGCCGGGAAGCCGTAACGACCGACGCCCATGAATTGGGTTGGCGGCCTTCGAAGCTCACGCACGGTCGGATCGAGCACCGCATAGCGCTGATAGATGCGATACGGCGCCGTGGTTGGCACGAAGAAATTGGCAAGCGGCGTATCGCAGAACACCCCTCGCCCGCGCGTGCCGTGAACGGTGACGCGTTCGGGTTCGGACGTCACGGCCTGCATCGACGGCGTGTTCGCCGAGCGCCAGGGCATCGCGGCCCTCGGCTCGATTGTGATCAGCCGCTCATCGGCCGTCGAGGGCAGGTAGTGCCGACCGAGGCCGAACGGTCTTCCGGAGAACACCGAGCCGTTTTCGACGCCAGCCTTGTGCAGCTGGAAGTATGAGCCGAAGTCCGACACGTGAATGTCGGTCTCGACGCCATGTTCGATCCAGCGCGCGCGGCGCTTCAGGCGCGTGATCGCATCCGATGGTATCGACGCGGCGCCACCGAGGTGGAAGCGGCGGTGGCGCAGGCGGTTCGCAGCGTGTGAATTGTAGAAGCTCTTGTAAGGCGCCGCCGTGCCCTGTTCGTTGATGCGCCATACGCGCACCTGCGGCAGCCGCGCCAGCCAGGCTTCGCGCTGCTCGCGCGTGAGCGATGGCCCGGAGAACACCTTCTGAGGCCGCGCCATGACCTTGGTGACCTCATAGCCCCATGGCGATATGTCGCGCCCGGCGTAATCGACGGCAACTTCCAGCGCCTTGCGGGTGCCGCGCGTCGATTTGAATTCCAGCTGATAGGCAACCCAGGCGCGCTTGGTGGTCTCCGACCAATCGTCATTCCAGTACTCGACGCCCATCGCCCAGGCGAGATACGACAGTACCCGCAAGGGACATGTCCAAGGGTCCCATATCGCCTGGATCAGTTCGACATTGGTGTCGGTGATCCGGAAGCCGTCGACATCGGCAAGCGCCCTTTCCAGGCCCGTCGCAGTTCGATAGAGCAGCCGAGAACCGAGGTCGGTCGCAGTCACGTTGGCTCGGTCGGCTCTTCGAAGCCGCCACGGCCGGCATATCGGATCGTGACCTGCCCCACCTGCACCGCTTCATGGCGATCAATCTCGACGTCGGCCGCGGGCTCGATCACCTTGATCTTGTAGACGCCGGAGCGCTTCAGCGCCGCGTCGATCGAGTCGATCGTGTGCGAGTAGCCGAGCCAGCGCTGCTTCTCGATCAGTTCGGCCGCCGCGACATAAAGCTCTGGCATCATAAGGTCGACGTCCCAACTCGGGAAAAGCCAGACGTCGATCTTGTAATTCGTCTTGACGATCTTCGGCGCGCGCACGCTGACGACGTCGGTCAGCGCTTTGCGCGAACTGTTCTCGACGTAACTACGCACCACGTCGATTTGCGGGATCGTCGGCGTCGGGCTCGGAAACGTGGTGATGCCGTTCTTCGCCGCATTGGCCTTCACCGGCGTGCCGTCCGCCATGATGGTGATCGCCACGTTCGGCGTGCCGCGCTGCGCCACCGCCGTGGCATCGCGCAGCGTCTTGTCGGCGGTCAGCGCCCAAAAGACATAACTCTCATAGACGCCATGCGGCGAAAGCGTGTTGGCCGAGAGCCAGATGCGCATGCGATAGTGGTCATCACTCTCGCCCGACAACCGAGGCATGCCGCCGGGATAGCGCGAGCCGATCGCATCCAGGTCCGACCCCGATGCAAACGCCAACGTGACCGCCTTGGCCGCCTGGTTGACGCGGTCGCGCACCAGAAGCTCGAAATAGGTTGAGGCTTCCTGCGTGATCTTGATCGGATCGAACTCAAGGTTCTCGACGTCGTACTCGGCGCCCGCCGGCGGATCGTGGCTCTTCCAGAGCGCAACGAACTGCGCCATGCGCGCGGAAAGGATGGACTCCGAGTCCAGCTTCTCCAGCACCTGCATCGCCGGCAGCTGATCAAGCTCAATGACACCAAGTCTGGCCATGTCTCACCCTGTCAGGCGGTTGCATCCCATAGCCCCTCGCCGCGACCGACGAAGCCGCCAGCGCGCCGCTTCTCCGGCGTCGGATCGCCGAGGTGGCCGCGCGGCCGATACACGCCGTTATTCTGGAAGGTGAAATTGCCGAGCCGCACCGTTTCGGGCGAGACGTCCGGACCGACCAGTACGCGCTGGATGGAATAGCACGGCTCCCATAGGTCGATCGCGCTGGCAATCGCCCAAAAGAACCTGGTGATGATGCGCGGCAGCGCGCTTTCGCCGAGCAGGTGCGGCACGAATGAGCCGACATAGCGGCGCAGCACGCGCTCATGGTACCGCGTCGAGAAGATCACGCCCATGGATTGCTGCACGTGCGGCCAACCGACCAGCACCTTGCCAGTGCGGCGATCGACGCCGACCCGCACCGGCGCCAACGGCACCTTGCCGGCAATGAGGTCCGGCCAGATCGCCAGGTCCGGGTCATAATACTGGATGGGGTCGGCCATCAGCTGGCTTTCTTCTCGGCCGCCGCCTTCTGCGGTGCCGGCGCTGGCGCATCGAGCTTGATCGCCCCGTTCTCCAGGTACCACTTCGCCTGTCCCGGCGTCATCTGCACGATGCGCTTGTCGCCGCGCGTCTCGACCTTGACACCTCCGAGTTGACCGAGCGCATCCGGCTTAATGCGGTCGTCAATGATCACATAGGTCTGTTTCCTGATCATGGCCTCGCGTTCTCCTTCTCAGATGGCATAGACCTTGGTTGCGCAGCTGTCGTCGCAAAGCTTCACCTGGATCGAAGCATCCTCGCCGCCGAGCAGGCATTTCTCCTCGACCTGCAGCACGACCACCTTCGACTTGTGCGTGATCTTCTCGGCTTCGATGATCGAGTGCGAGTCGTCGACATAGGCATCGATCTTGCCGTCCGTGATCTTGACGAAGGTCTTCTCGCCAACCTGAAACGTGACCGATTCCTTGAACTTCAGAAGCAAGACGCCCTTGGGCTTTTCTTCCTCTTCCTGCTGCTCTTGCGCGCCGGACGCGCCGCCAGCTTGCTGCTGCTGTTTCTGTTTCGGCTTTTTACCAATGCGGATCAGGGCGACGCTCTTGTCGGAGTCCGTGACTTTCTGACTTTCGCCACCGCCTTGACCGCTGCCCGCCTCGCCGCCCGAACCTTGCTGCTGACTTTCGTCGTCGGCCAACCACAATTCGTGACTGGTCTTCGTGCGGGACTCGCGCAAGTGCTCGTATTGATAGCTCTCGCTGGAATCGGTCGCGTGATCCGGTCGCTTGTGCTTGTCGTTCTCCGCATAGGGGAAGATTTGCGCCTGGCGCCAATCGCCGTTCGGCGCGATCAGCATCACGTTCTGACCCTTCTTGTAGCGCGCCTCTTCGCGCGCGCCACCGCGATGGTCAGAGGAGTGCAGCCAGGGCGACAGGATGTCCTCGCCCTGGCCGTCCTTGCCGAGCTTCATGCGCAGCTTCTGCTCACCGCTGCCGGATTTGACCTCTTCCACCGAGCCGACGCGCACCATCTGGCCGAGCCGGCGCTTCAGATCAGCGACCTCGAAAATCAGCTTCTGGATGTCATCAAGCGCCATACTTGTCTGCCTCGGACGGATACGGCTCGACCACGGTCGAGGTCTGATCTGGTTTGACGTCGGTCAGCGCCGGCGTCTCTTCGTCGGGCGCCTCGGCATCGCTCGGCTTAACCGGTCCCATGCCGATCGCGTCGACCTCGCCGCGCGTCAGACCGAGCAGGCCCTGCACACGGCGCCAGGACCAATCGTCGCTGATCGCGATCTCGCTGCGCAGGAACTGCACGGCCTTGGCGATGTCGAGCCGTTCGGCCGAGCCCTCGGCGGCATCCAGGAAGAGCGCGATTGCGCCGTCAGAAGCAAGTGCACTGCCTGGCGCCAGGTCCCCGATCGTCTCCAGCTGATAGATGATCTGGCGTGCTGCGAAGCGCGCGCCTTTCTCGGCACCGGCGCCGCGCTTGCGCGACACACTGAGAACGCGCGTCGTCAGTGACCGCATATGCTCGCCCCATATCGAGCGCGGATCAGTGAACAGCGCGTAACCGATCTGCCGATCGAGCGCATCAACGGCAAGCTCGAAGGAAGCGTCGGTCGGCGGGATTGCGACCTTCGGTCCCTCGCCCTCTTGCTCGGCGGCCGGTATCGGCGCGGCGATGCCGAATTCAACAATCATGATCATGATGCGCGTGCCACTATCCAGGTCATGCGCCTCGGTGTCGGTGCCGTCATCATCGTCGGTGTAGACCGTGGCGTAAGGCTGCGGCGTTTCCTTCACCGCGTCTTCCAGCGGCGTGTTGTCGGAGTCGTACACGTTCACGCTTTGCCAAAGCCGATCGCGTAGCGCAGCGACGGCGCACACGCGGACGCACGATCTGATCAGGCTCATTCTTCCGGCGCCCGCAACATGTAAACCTTCGAGCGGCTGATGCCATCGCCCGAAATGCGGTTGATCTCGAAGGTCTCGCCATTGGTCTCGAACGTCTCGGCCCTGACCTCGATCCGATCGCCCTGCCTGGCGCCGGCGCGCTGCAGGTGCGCGGTATCGATCGACAGCCAGACATCGAACTCGGCCATGCGGCCCTGGAAGCCGCCCGAACCGCCGCCGGCAGCGACCACTGCGTCTTCGCCGTAGAACAGCACGCCGGGCGCCGTCACCACTTCGCGGCCGGGATCGGCGCGACCGGCGTCATAACTACCCTTGATCCAGGGCACGATGCGCACCATGCCCTTCACGCCGAAGGTGTTGTCGATCGTGCGGTTCATGGCCCCAGCCAGGCGGTCAAGGTCCACCATGACGACACCCGTTCCGGGAATGGCCCACCTCGATTAAGACAGCGGGCCGCCCCAATCAGAACGACCCGTTCAAGCGAACGCAGCCCCGTGCATCAGCGGCGGCGGCGGTCTCGAAAACGATGCCGATCTTCATGTTTGCGCCGGCGGTCAGCGTCGCGACCTTATTGGCGTCGTCCCAGTACACGGAGGCGCCGATATTCGGCCAGGCCTCATTGGCGGTCTTCGGCAGCTGGTGGGCCTCGCCCAGCTGCAGGTCAACCGACACGCCTTGTGCCGCCGATACCTGTGCAACGCCGAATGCGGCGCCAATGATGTAACCCATGCCGGACACCACGCCGCCGGCCGGCGCATTGATGCGCAGCGTTTTGCCTTCGCCACGAAAATACCTGGTCATTTCGATCTCTCCTGATGTTAGGGCGAAAGGCGGCGGAAGCCGCCGCCTTTATCCAGCTGCTACGGACTGCCGATTTCGTCAGCGTTGACGACAGTGACCGGGAAGGATGGCGTGGTCGCCGCCGCACCGGTGTCCTTGTAGGCGCCGCGATAGTCGATCGCGCCGACACCGAAGTCGTGCTCGACCTTCACGCGGATGCCCTGCACCGTGAACGGTTCATCCGTTGCGGTGCGCGGACCGGTCGCGCCAGTCAGGAAGCCATAGACGAAGTTCGGAATCGTCTGCGGGTTCGCGAACAGGTACCACTCATGACCAGTGATCAGGCCCTCTACGACCGGGCGCAGCTTACCGGAGAACGGGTTCACCGCGCCGGTTTGACTCGCGTTGATCGTCGCGACCAGCTGCTCGGCCCTGGTCTCATGCTCGCCCGGAATGAGCAGGATCGAGGCCTGCACATTCAGCGGGAAGTTATCGATGTCGGTCTGCTTGCGCATCGCAGCACGGGCGAGGCTGATCGCTCCTGGCACCGGCTCATTGCCGCTTGCCGACAGGTTCTTATGGTCGACATGGAAGACCGACTTGTTATCGGTCTTCAGCACCGGGTTCGAATTGAACATCTTATAGAATTCGATGTTCTCGAAATTCAGCACCATGGTGCCGGCCGAGCCGATGATGTCATCGATCGCGCTCATGTCGTCATTGACCAGCACTTGCCGGGTGATCGGGAAGTACTTGCCATAAGGCGCGACGCGGGCCGATTCCTTGCTTTCCGCCGCTGCGCCGGCCCTGATCTCACCGGCCTCGTTGATCGGCTCCAGCATCGGGAATTGCCCAATGCGATACATCGGATGGTCGCGGAAGTCGTTGAACCGTTTCTCGACCGCGATCTCGCGATAGGTCGGCAGTGCCAGCTGATAGCGGCTCAACAGCACCTTGTGCATCGCGTTCTCCAGCACCAGCGGGAAGTCGCTGGTGGTCATGAAGGCGCGGCGCATCAGTTCATAGCCCTGGTCTGCCGAGCGGATCGAACCGGTATAGCCGAGGCAGGTGGCGGCAAGCTCGACGATCGAAGCGCCGAGGAATTGCGTCGTGCGCTCGACGTCCGGCTTCTGCCGCCCATCAAGAACCTGCCACGACCGAACCACTTCGTCGGTCAGGCCCATGCGGCGGACATAGTCCGCTTGCGCCTCGGTCTGGATCACCGGCGTGCGGTGCGATGCCATGATGCGACGCGCGAGCGCTTCGGTCATGGCCTCGGTGCGCTGATGCGTTTCGCGGTTGATACCGACCACGAAGCGGCTGCCGGCAAAGAAGCCGTTGCTGCCGTCCTCACCGTCGAAACCGTTGCCGTGAATGCCGGAAGTCGGCCGCTTGTTGTTCTCGTTGGCGACGTTGGCGAGCGCTCGCTTGGAGAACGCTTCAACGGTCTCCTTTGCGCGAATTGCCTTCATGATTTCGTCGTGCGAGAACTTGCCCTGCGTGCCGAGCGCGAACATTTCCTCGACGTAACGGGAATGCTCTTCGACCGCGCGCTGCGCGACCTCTTCGCTCGCCGAGCGCTGGCGCTCTTCCTCCTGCCGCCTGCTCCGTTCGGCGGCTGCAGCCTCCGCAGCGCGGCGCTTTTCTTCCTCAGTGGGCGCGGTGGCCGCGCCCGTCGCATTTCTAACGGACATAGGATTTTCTCCGTGTTGCGGGCCAAGCCCATCCGACGCAGACCGAATGCCGGCGCCATTCTCATGTGGGATAGGAGCGTAAGACACTTCGAACGGCTCCCAATCCACGGCGGTCCGTGTTGGCGGACTCGTCGTCGCGTCAATGACTTCACGATAGGTGCGATAACCGACCGACACCGGCACCGTGATGCCATCCATCAGGTTGCGGGCGAGCATGTCGCCCTTTTCATTGCGTGACAGCTTGAGCTTGGCCCAAAGCTCGCGGCCTTCGATGCGCGCGGTACCTGGCACGACGGCGCCGAGCACCGCGTCGAGGCCGCGCCAGGCCTGGTGCGCGTCGAGGAATTGCGCACCGGCATTGAGCCGCTGCAGCCTGACTGAGCGCGCCGAGACGTCGAGCAGTTCGTCGAACTCGCCTTCCCAGGACATACGACGCACGCGCGCGCCGGTCGAGATCATGACGTCGCAGGTGCGCGTGCTCGCGTCATAGCTATTCGCCTTGATCTTGATCGTGGTGTTCGCATTGGCAACGTCACGCGTCAGGACGTCGAGGTTACGATCGAACGGCTCGGCCGAGCGTCGAGGACGGCGACCGGTTTCGTCATCGTCGTCTTCTTCGTCGTCTTCCTCGTCTTGGTCCTCGATCTCTTCGGGATCGATCTCTTCATCCTCCAGCGCCGCTTTCTCTTCCTCGGTCAGAGGCCGGCGCCTGGCGCGCGTCTGCAGGTCGCCGCCGGTGCGTCCTGCCGCCGCAATCTTCTGGTCGACCGCCTTGTTCGCCGTCGCGACCGCCTTGCTTTCGTCGCCGTCGTACTCTTCGAGCGCGGCGTTCGCAGCTGACGCCCACGCCTTCTGCAGAGCGGGCTTTTCCTTCGTCTTCGAGTTGTGCTTCGGAGCGTCTTTCGCTGACCACGGCATAGCAGACCATTCGGCGCGATTGCTCGCGCCGCCTCTCTCTTCGTTGACAGTTTTCGGGGTACTTCAGCGCGTCCTTCTGCGCCTGGAATCGTTGAGTTCGTAGCGAATAATTCAAGGCTCCGTTTGAGCGCTTGAATCACACCCACGGCCGGATCATCAACCCGCAACGGCCCATAGCGTGGCCGCTAACGTTCTGAATTGACTTCCGCTTTCGGCGTCACAGCGGACATGGCTGGACTTGCCGCTGGGTCGCCCGTTGTAGCGAATAACCCACAGCCGACATGGGGCCGTGAAACAGGCCATTGCGATCTAAGGTTTATGCTGCCATCATAATCGCCAAGGGGGAATGTCGCATGCAGGTTATTTTCGCCGTCGCGTATCTGGCTGTAGGTATTGCCCAGATATTTGCCTACGTCGAGGGAATGCATTTGTACTTTGGCTTAGGCGGATTTCTCAGCTTCATTGCTTTTCTTTTTGGCTACAGCATCCCGTTGTTGGGCACGGGCTTCGTGGCCGTCATGACGTATTACGGCGCGAGGTATGGCTGGCACTGGGAATGGTGGCAGGCATTGTTACTGGCGGTGCCAGGCCTAATCATAATGATAATTCTGATGGCAGCCGGCGGGCTATCGTCGTTGTTTGAACGCCGAGCGTATTGATGCGCACGTTGCCTTGGTTCTTATGGCTCATTGCCGCCGCGGTCGTTGCGGCGGCAACCGCGAGGTGGCCCTACGGCTACTACACCTTCACCCGTCTCGTTGTCTGCGGGTTCTGTGGCTATCTCACCTTCGTTTCGTGGACCGAGAAGTCTTATGTTTGGGGCGTTGCGCTTGGCATCACTGCAATCCTCTTCAACCCGATATTACCGATTCACCTAAACCGGGCAGCGTGGTTCTGGCTCGACATCGCCGCTGCGGTTCTAATCCTCGCGCATTTGGCAGTCGCTAGATTGAGCAAGCGTGATGCGGCAGCGGATCAGCGTGGCTCTCGCTAGGGTCCGAAACGTCAGAGAGGGGCACATGTTATTGAAGGTTCTCTGTCTCATAGCTTGTACCGTGCCTTTCACTGTAATGACGGTTTCTGCACAGACCTCGACCGATGACCTTTGGAACAGCGGATCTGTATTCGCCGCAGGAATTGAATGCGAAACGAAAGGTTACATGCGTGAAGGACAGGTCGTGCCATTGATGACCGCGTTCCTGAAGCGCGCTGCCCCTGCCGCCGCACAGAGCTTCCGTTACGGATATCAAGAGGGCATGAAGCGAACAGCGATCTATTCCCAAGCACGATCTGGCTGGTTTCCATACCCGCAAACTGAAGCAGGCTGCTCGCACATTCAGAAGGCGATCAACCAGTACAAGATTGCTTTTGACGCTCTACAATAATCCCGTCGGGGTCACAGCGACATACCGCCTTGCGAAGGACAGAGACATGGCCTTGTGGCCGTTTGGACGAAAAGCTCCAGATACCTCGTTCCCACCCGAGGTCCAGCGCATTTTTGATAAGGTTGTTCGGTTTCTCGATGATGAGGCCGCCCAAAACAGCGCACTCCCCGAAGACTTACGACAAGTTCTCGCAGGCAGTCCCTCATGCGACTACGTACCTAACGCCTTCGGCGATTTTGGACGGACGCTGACAAACCCAGTGCCCGTGAATGGGCCAGTAGGTGAACTTGTCTACCTCTCCCGGCTGCAGATGGCAGACGGCAGTGCGATTGCTTTCCATAGGTTGGGGGCGTTCGACAAAGTGGACGTGTTCGAAGTCGTGTCGGAAAACGGTCGCCATTGGGACGTGCTGTATTTGTCTCTGTACTTCGCTCGCAAATCGAAACAGGTGCCTTCCGGCTATCGCATGATGACCGACAAGGCACGTCGCGATCTCATTCGAGGTACGACCCTATACGTTGACGGTTTCCCAAAAGGGGCTTACGCCGCATCGCTGGAGTGCACAAAGCGGATGGTCGGTATTCCTATTGGGGATTCCCGGCTCAAGGCGTTCGATGCGCGAAATGATCTGGTGCGACCGCGCAAGCACCTCGAAGCACTATCGCAACTGAAATTCACCAGTAACACACCCGCGCCCACCGATGGCAGGAGACCGAGCGCACCCGATGGGCGATCCGGCGGTGCGGAGCCAGACCTGAGTTCGAGCCTGCCGCCGCTAACTGAGAGTTGCGTGAAACTGGCTGACCCCGCGAACCTCTTCCAAGTCGCCGATAAGATGACCAAGAAGCGTTCAGCGGGAACGGACAACCGCGCCACGGTCCTATCTCTCATCCTCATGGCAGCAGCGGGCCACTTCGTCACAGAGACGTTGCAATGGGATGAGGGTGTTATGTGGAGAAGCTCGCGTCAGTTACTTCGCAACACGAACCTCGATGTCATCGCGGCAGAGACCATCGTATGGATGGCGTTCTTGATGGGACAGCTTTGGAAGGCCGATGCGAAACAGGACCGCGAAATGTTTGAGCGGATCGGCCACGTCACGACCGCCGTCGCAGGACGGCTTGCCCTCGGCATAGTGCACGACACAACAGGCGTGGACTTTGAGAGAAGGGCCAGAGAGAGCAGAACCCTTTATCTTGATGCGTTGAAAGATCCGACCGTAACATTTGAACCATTCGCAAGCGTCGTGCTTCGGTCTATCGGCTGCCAATCGCTCTCGGACCCTTTGAAACATATAGGACCCATACCCCCGGCAGAGTGGACCCCACTCGCACTTCACGTCGGCACCTTCTATTCGACCATGCCGTTGGGTTCTTATGACACTTTCAAAAACTTTTTACGTGAATGGTCAGACCGTTTCCCGCACGACGAAGATATCTGACGTAGGGAACAATCATTCGGTCCCAAGCCACGCCGCGACCGCGATCAGAACAATGATCGAGCCCGCCAATGGCAGCTTGTGGCCCTTAGCGTCTTTTCGCTGCGATGCGGAATTTGGTCCGCCATCGGCGCGCATATCGGACATCGAGTAGCAATCAAGCTCGATTTGTGGGTACGCGCCCTAGCCCTGGAACGCCCGTTCGCCACTCTTTGGGCCAACCAGAGCCTCGATTTCAGCGTCGGACAGCCCAAGCCTGGCCATCACCTCACGGCTGACCGCATGCGCCGCGTCCTGGTCGCCGTCCTCCAGGATAGGTTCATGCAGGCCGGAGTCCTGCCGGCTGTCCTCCTGGTCGAGGTAGAAGAACTCTTCCGCCTTACGCCGCTGCGGCTTTTTTCGACTTGCCGACGTAGGCATTGAACCGGTCCATTGTTTCCTGGTCTTTAAGGTTCAAGGTGCCCCACCAATCGGTGCCTAGAAGTAGCTCCTTGCCCTTTTCGGAATCCGCGATTGCCCATAGCGCCTTTGGATCGTTGCTGCGCGCAAGCTTGCGCAGTGCATCAGCTTCATCGTCGCTGACCTCAACGGGTTCAACGTCCTCGGCGTCCTCATCCTCGATCTCGATCTCTGGCAGCGCGCCGTTGTCCTCTGCCCATTGGAATTTGTCGCGTTCGCGCATGCTCTCCCAATACTCGGCCTGATAGTCGGCAACGTTCTCGGCAAGATAGTCGGGCGGGTCCATGTTCTCGGCGTCGGTTTGCGCCTTGTCATTGAACGCCTCGGTGAGCTTGTCCGTGATGTCGTCGCGCATTTCCTGCGTCAGGTGCGCCGACAGATCGGGCTGTTCGATGCCCGGCAAGTTCATCTGCTCTTTCGGCGGCGCGTTGCTCGGCTCTTTGAGCTTGTCGTCATCGAAGGTGAAGTCCGGGTCTTTCTCCCCATCGTATCCGGTCTGATATTCCTCGACCGAGATCGCAGCGAGGATTTGCTGCGGCGTATAGGGTATCGGTGTTTCGTCGGCCGACCAGTCTTCGATCACATCGCTGACCGCGTCGACTGCCCAATCTTCGGTGCCCTCGAAATTGCTGGCGAGCGAATACTTTGCTTCGTCAAGTGCCTGTCCGCTCTCGCGCCAGCTGTCGATTTCACTGTTGATGAAATCCTCGCGCGTGGCGTCCATCCACTTCTCTTTAATCTCCTCCTGATCGCTGTCGCTGATCTCTTCCCAACTCTCTGGCGTATAGGTCGAGCCGCCGCCAGGACCGCCGCCGCTTTCCCGATCGAGCTTGCGCGCGATCTCGGAGGAAAGGCTGCCCCACGATGACAGTGTCGGGACATAGCCGTACTTCGCCCAGGCGTAACCACCGACATCGATGTTAGCGTGCACCTTGACCTTCTCGATGCCCATCTGCCGGTACTTCTCAATGTTGCCGGCCAGCACCTTCTTGCCGGTATCCTTCCCGGTGGCGCTGCGGTTTAGCTGGAAGTAACTCGACTCAGCGGTCTTGGTCTTCCAATCGATGTTGCGCTGATACTCGCCGATGCGCTGGCCGTTCTCATAGATGTCGCCATGGATAAGCCAGCTGCCGTCCGCCCGCACATCAATGCGCATCGTGGCGTCATCGACACCGCCGAGAAATTCCGTTTTGAACTCGGCCGGCGCCTCGCCGACGTGAGCTTCCCATTCCTCGACGAACTTGTCGGCTTTCGCTTTGTCACTGGCGAACGAACCGAGGGCGACCTTGTCCTTCGCAAAGTCTGAGATCTTCGGCTTGACCTTCCCTTTCGTCTTCGCCTGGCTGCCGGCGGTCGCCTGGCTGGCGCCAGGTCCGGTCAGCTGCTTGACGTCGGGCTTGCTGCTGGAGCCGCCACCACTGCCGCCACCTTTCGCGAATTGTCCGCCCTTGGGACCGCCGGCCGGCTCGCGCGGCTGATCCGGGTCATAGCGGTACGTCAGTGCAGGGGAAAAGGGCGGCCGTCATGGTCGGCCTCCCTTCTGTTGCGCAGATACGCGCGCGCTGCAGCCGCGCCATTGGCGCCGCCGTTCATCAGATTCTTGCCGTTGAGTCCGGTATCGGCGTCCTCGGCATCCTCATCAGCCGCGTTGTCGGCGTCCTCATTCTCATTGGGCGGCGCGCCCGGCTCCTTCTGCATCGGCACCGCGCCGCCGGCGCGGGTGCGCTGGCGCGAGTCGATGTCGAGAATGACGCCTTCCTTGTCGACTTCCTTATTGAACTCCGCGCGGTCGCGAATCTGCTTGCGCCAATCGACGCCCCACTTCGCGCAGAATTCCTGATAGCTCATGCGGCCATCGCGCACGGCCTGCGCATCGGCTTCATTGTCGACGGCCGGATTGATCGCCAGCCAGGTCGGCGTCACCCAGTCGCAGGGATAGCCGCCCGATCGGCGGCGCAACATGCCGGCGAGGATCGCCCGTTCAATGAAGCGCTCCCAAATCACCTGACAAAATTGCGGAATGAACATGCCTTCCTGGATGGCCGCGATGAAGCCATAGAATTCGAGCTTGCCGGCACGCAGCGAAGAATAATTCGCGCCCGTCAGGTCCGAGGTCAGCTGGTCATAGGTGACACCGATCGCAGAAGACATGGCGTAAAGGCACATCTTCATGACCGGATCGAACTGGCCGGCACCGGATGGCGTCGCGAACTTGATCGTTTGGCCAGGCCGCAGCTGCGTGATCGTGCCCGGCTCTAGGTTGCTGACGACTGCGCCGTCTTGCTGCGGCGCACCGCCGAAAGCGGTATCGAGCACCGGGCCAAGTTGTTCTTCGTTCTCAATGAAGCCGGAAAAGCACGCCTCGACGCGCGCCTTGACCAGCGACGCATCCAGGAAGTCATTGAAGTCGCGCGCCATGGCGAGCATCGGCGCAAACCAGGTCACGCCGCGCACCTGGCCAGGCCGCAGCGGCCGAAAGACATGCAGAACCTGATCGCGCTTAAAGAAGGTCGACTGCAGCTTCTTCAGCGACTCCGGTGTTTGGTTATCGCCAGGATGCGATGGATGCAGCCACACGCCGGTGCGCACATCGAAGTCGCCGAGTCCGACGCCAAGCCGTGAGCGCTTGGTTTCGCGCGTAAGGCCTTCGCCCTCGACGAATAGGCCATCGCGACCATGATCGATCAGGTCGCTTTCGAGCAGCTGCAGCTTCAGCGGCACCCGCCCGCTCGAATTCGGTCCGGTCTCGACGAAGCGGCACAGCACCTCGCCCGATTGGATGATCGAGCGCAGCGCCAGTTGCTGCATCGCGTTGAAGGTCAGCATACCTTCCGCGTCGGCGCTCTTCTGCCACTCTTCCCATAGCTTGGTGACGCGATTGTCGAGGCCATCGCTGCCGGTTCGCGGCACCGGCATGATCCCGGTGCCGACCGCATTGTTCACGATGATGTCGATCGCACGCGGCGCATGCGTGGTGTTCTGCACCAGGTGCCGCGCCCGATCGCGCAGCGGCCCCAGGCTCCAGCCGATGTCGGAATTCGCGGAAGAGCCGAGCTTCGGCTTCCAGTTCGTCGACCGCCGGTCACTCATCGCGCCTTCATAGACGCGGATTGCCGCGCGCGCGCGAGCACGGCGCAGCCCCCGCTCCGGTGAGACCGCCGCGATGACGCGATCGAAGATGTTCATTCGCCGCCGATGTCGAAGGGTCGCCGCGCGGCAACACCGCGCCCATCATTATGCGCAACGCGGAAGATCGAAGGCTGGCGCTGTCCGACGATGCCGAGGTCAGCAGCGATCAGGTCGCGGATTTCCAGCATTTCCTTAAGGCTGTTGTACGTCACCGAGCGGTCGGCGATATGGACGCTGCGCGCACCGGAGACGATCGCTGCATTGATCGAATGCCAGTCGTCAATGGTGAACGCCGTGCCGTTGCCGTTGCTATCGTCGCCATTGGCCATGTCGATTAACTCCTATCGGCCAAACCACCCGCGCCGACCAACCCAAGGGTCACGCGGCGGCATGGCTGGCATTTGTGGTGTAGGCTCTGCCGGCGCCGCTGGTCGGACCGGCTTGGCGGCCTTCTCGCCGGCGTGCGTCATGCCGAGCGGAATCTTCTGCGCTCCGATCATGTGGCCCGCCGCTTCGTTCATCGCCTCGACGTCGAGGAAATGGTTCTGCCGCGAGACCTTCACCCATTCCGGCTTGCCGCTTGGTGCGACGACGCGCACCTCCGAGACCAGCTGCTTGCAGTAGTCGTCGGTCGCATCGGCCGACAGATGGAAGCCACCAGGCTGATCGTGCGGCCAGGCCAGGCGCTCATGCAGGCGCGTCTTCCAGAAGTCGGTATCGAGCCGAACGATGTCGATCTCTTGCTGCGTGCCGCGACCCGGGATCGTCACCTTGCCGACGCCGCGCTTGATCGGCGCGTCGAGCTTGTCATAGCCCTTGGTTGGCCGGCAGAACGATTTGAAGCGCCGGCAGAACTCATAGACGACATTGGTCCATCCCTCTTCCGGCTTGTCGGGCCTGAAACCGGAGTCGATCAGCGCCAGCGATACGTGCAGGCCTTCGCAGTCATCAAGCAGCACGTTGGCGAGATCGGTCCAAACCTCGGGCTGGTCGGTGTAGCCATGAAGGAAGCCGCTCTCGATCTGCCAGCTCGTACCGCGCTCGCCCCAGCCGCGCTTCGACCAGTACAGAGCGGTCTTCTGCACGTCGACCGCCGCCGTGACGCGAACCACCTTGTCGGGCACCTCGCCGAAGCGGTGCGGCAGACGGCGCCGCGCGATCTGTTGCCACTCTTTGATGTCGCGCCCGCCTGGCGCGTAAAGCTCGCCGAAACCGGCATTAACCGAGCGCTGCACCATCGCGCTGTCGCCGAGCGCTTCAGCTTCGATGTACTCGGCAGCACGCTCGCCGAATGTCACGAACGGCGAGCACAGGCCGGATACCCAAAACGAAATGGTCAGCGTCTTCTCTGGTTCGCCGTCAACGAACCCGTTGGCGTTGACGGTCTGGCCTGGCGCCACATAGCGCCCGCGATCGTTGAGCAGGCGCTTGTCCTGATCTTGCATGACGCCGCCGCATTGCGGACGCGGGCATTCGATCCAGGCGTTCTCGCGCGCTTCCGTTGCGGTCGCGCCTTCCGGCCAACGCAGGCGATCGAAGCGCGGCACGAAATATTCGCCGCAGTGCAGGCACGGCCAGCACCAATGATGCCGCGTACCTTGCTGCCACAGATTCCAGATCGGCGACTCGCGAACGTCGTCAGATGGTGCCTTGCCCCAAAACGCCAGGCCGCTCTTCTGATCAAGCTCGGGATGCACCACGCCCTTTTTAGGTGTCGACGTAACAAGGCAAACGAAGTCGGCGAAGGTGTCGCCGCGATGCTCGACCAGGCCGAGCGGATCGCCCTGGCCTTTCACGTTGGCGAGCATTTCATCGTATTCGTCGACGAAGGCGAGGCCCGCCGGGTCCGACTTCAACGCGGCAGAAGAGCCGGCATGCGCCAGGCGCACCGGCACGCCGGCGACCACCTTTCGCGTCTTCGTCGTCTTCTTTCCGCGCTGCACTTTCGCCATCAGCGTCGGCGCCTGGTCGAACAGCGACACGACACGCGGCTCGAACTGTTCGGTCACGAACTGCTTGTTCGGTCCGACATAGAGGCAAGGCACCGGCCGCTGGTCGAGGCGATGGCCCATCAGGTCGAGGATTGATTCCGACTTGGCCGACTGGGACGCGGTGACTAGCACCACGCGACGCCCGCGACCTTCGGCGACAACGCGCTCGGGTTCGATGATGTACGGCGTCAGGTACGGATCACGCGGTCCCGGCCGGTCGGCCCATACCGGATAGGTCCGGTTCTGCGTTGCCCATCGGTCCGGAGTCGTTCGAGGCGACGGCGTCAACAAGGTCCCTGCCCTGTCGAAGAGCATGGCCAATTTGTCGTTGGCGCCGAGCAATGCGGGTAAGGCTGTCATTCACTTCCGTTTCGATGGTGCGCCGCAAGCCGACATCGCGCGTGCAGCGCGGGGCAATGCCGGCGGCCTCGGTGCGCACGACGCCGCAGATCGCATCGATCGCCGCCGCCGCGTCGGTCAGCGGAATCAACTCGCGCGCCTTCATCGCTGTCGCAAGCTCGATCTGTGCCGCACGCGCCTGGCGGACTCGGTTGTCGGCCTGGCTTTGCGAGGATGACCGGCGGTCGGCGCGCAGCCGCGCCATCACCTGCGGCACAAGCTCGCCGAGCGCGTAACTGTTCGGCGCCTTCCTGGTCACCGCGCCTTCCTTCACGAAGGTCTCCAGGCGCTGCCGGCTAATCCCGCAAAGCGCCGCCGCCTCCGGCGTGGTCAGTTCGATGCCCGCCAGTTTTGCCGGGATATCGCTGGAGTTCGGGTCTTTCTTGCCGGATTTCGCCATCTAAGCCCTTGAGTTCCCGAAAGACAATAAAATGATAGCGCCGCTTTACAAACCGGACTCTAAGTCCTATTTATTGGCCGTGGCCGAATCCCCGGCCGCCTCACCAGGGCAGAGCCAAGCCCGGAGAACCGGAAATGTCATACGTCACCATCAAAACCGAATATGGCCGCCAGAACGCTTCGATCGACATCAAGCGCTTCGCCGCCGATCTCACCAAAGAATTGGGCGGCCAGCTGCTCGAGTCCGGCAACTTCGACCAGCAAGCGATCAAGGTCGGCGCCGATGTGCTGCACCTGTCGGCCAACAACTGGAAGCGCGTCGTGCACGCCTGGATCAGCGCGCCGGAGGTCCCGCATGGTGACTGGTCGACTTACGACAAAGAGCAGAAGACGGTCGACGCCAACGTGAATCCCGATGGCCGCTCGATCGCCGCGATTGCGAAAGACCTGAAGCGCCGCGTGATCGATGCCAACCAGGCCGCGCTGGCCAAGCGCCGCGCCCATGCTGCGCAGCAAGCGGCGAACCGCCAGAACGTCGCGAAGCATGCGGCGGACCTGAAGGCGGCTGTGCCTGGTCTCGATATTCGGGTCGACGAACGCAACCAGTCTGCCGCGATCTATAGCGGGCCGCAGTCCTATTACCTGTCGGGCCGCATGGGCTGCGATGGCCAGGTCTCGATCGATCGCATCGGCTCGGTGTCGCTCGCGACCTTCCAGAAGATCTGCGCCGTGCTCGACGGCGACAAGCGCGCCGGCGACGACCGCTAAGATTGCATCGCCAGGGCGGCGCCACGCGCGCCGCCTCACGATGCAATCCCGCATCACCTCAAGGGCCGAGCCAAGCCCGGAGACATGACCCATGACGACGAAAATCACCGAACGTGACCTCGCGCAGTTCACCGGCACCGAGCAATGGTACCGGCATTCCTTGATCCGCAGTGTCCTTTACACCGATGGCGTCAAGTACCTCGCCGAGAAGGCCAGCGCTTACTGGCTGATCGACAAAATCGCGACGCTGCAAACGCTACGCAAGATCGGCGCCGAACCCTTCCAGGTCTGGAAGCTCGAACTGTTGCCAGCCGGTCACCGCGCCAAGCTGACCTGCGCGGATGGCGGCAAGGCCGAGAACGCTGGCAAGGCCGTCACGCTCTACAGCGAGGTGATCGAATTCACCGACTTCCCGCTCGAAAAAGTCGAGCTATGGGTCGAGGGCGGCGTGATCCTGTTGCCGAGCGAGCATTAAGGTTGTCACGCTTGGCAGCCGGATTGTAAAGCTGACCTTGACAACGCCGCCGGGATCGAAAACATCGCGGCATGACGAAGCCGGAAGAGATCACGATCGACACTGCCACGTATGAGCGCGAGCGCGGCCACAAGCCGCGCGGACGCGAATACTGGCGGTTTGTGCTTTGCACCAGCCGGGTGACCGAAAAGGATCACGTATTCAATTCGAAGACGGCAATGTCCTACGACAAGGCCTTACAGGAAGCGAAAGCCCTTGCAGCGCGCCGGCGAGCGAACTGCATCCGCGTGCTTCCATAGGAAAGACGACCATGCGCAAGATGACCGCCGAGCAATTCCAGGCAGCACTCGATAGCCTCGGCGTGACGCATGGCGGCTTTGGCCGCCTGGTCGATCTCAACGAACGCACCGTGCGCCGCATGGCGAACAACGAACGCGAGGTGATGCAGTCGATCGCGATGCTGATCTGGCTGATCGAGAAGTACGACGTCACCCTGCCGAAACTCTTGAAGCTCATGAGCGACAAGCGCGATCCGGCAAGCTTCGGCGATCAGCGCTTGAGGTCAGAGTGACAGTTAGATGGCGCCGGCCAATGCAGCCGGCGCCATCTGTTTTTTGATCAAGCGACCGAACCATCACCACCAGTTTCCGGCGGCGGCTCTGGCGTTGGCGTCGGCTCCGGCACTGGCTCGGCCGGCGCCGGCGTGTTCTGCGTCACCAGGGCGCCGAGGCGCGTCTGGTTTGCCCTGATCGAGTCGAGCACCATCTGCAGCCGCGTCGTGTCGACGCCGCCAGCCGCGAGCGCGTCGGCCTGCTCTTGCACCTTCGCGGTCATGTTCTGCACCAGGGTCTCGACCGACCCCACCACAGACGTGTTCGCCGCGACTTCAGCTTCGATATCGTCCAATACGCTCATGAGCGCAGTCTCCGTTGTTATGATCTTCCGTAGGAACGGAAAGATCAGCCTGTTTTGCGCGGCAATGCGCCTTTGCTCGTTGAGGATCGCCAGCAACAGCTGACGATCTTCGCGTGATAGCCGCATGATCGCGCCTTCCTCTCCCAGTCCAAGCCAGGAGCACAACCGCGCCAGAAAGCTCTGAAGTTTAATGCAAGCGCGACTTTCCATTTTCCGAATATGTTGAGATTTCGGGCGGCAGCGGCACCGCAGGACCCAGGTTCCCCCGGGAAGGACCCGAGGAACTTTTGTTCCGATGGCACCTCCCCCCGCCTCACATCCCACTGATGGCTTGGCCTCGGCCCCTCATTCGCAGACGTCTGCGCTTGCTGGGCAGGTCTGCCCTAACCCCACACCAGGCCGGGCGATGGCCCCTCAGAGGCCGCCCCTGGCCTTCCTGGCACGCAACTGGCGCTATCCTTTCGGGCAGGTTCACGAGGGTTCCGCCGCTTGACTGCGAACCAGCTGGTTAGCGCGCGGCTCTCCCCTCTGGCATAGCTTCACCCGTTCCCCATGGTGTTCTGGATCACTACGCGCGGATGTTGCTTCCAGGCTTCCCGCAATTCGGCGAGCTTGGCGAGATACTGCGATGCGACGTCGTCACTGTGATGGGCGAGCAGTTCGCTTATCACATGACCGAGCGCAGTAAGGGCTTCGGCTGTATCGATCGGACTGACACCGCCGCCCTCGCCTAGCGCATGTCCGAAGATCGCCGCACGAACCCGGCACTCCATACATTCGCAGGGTTTGCCAATGGTCACCCCATCAGCCATTTGGTCGCACCGAGGATCAACGCCGCTGCAATGTTGCTGCCGATGATCGTGCCGAGTGCCGGGCCAACGCGTTCAAAGACGCCGCGCCAGTCTTTGCCGAGCAGGATCAACACTGCGACGAACAGACCGCCGAGCATGATTAGGCCTGCATCGAAGACGCCGAAGTAGAACACCAGGGTCGGGTACCATCCCATGGTCACCCTCCGTTAGATCGTGATGACTTCAAGCGCACGGCCTCAATGTCGAGGAAGGCGACCGATTCAGTGAGTGCTTCTAGCAAGGACTCGCGCTCGGCCTCACTGGGGAAGACACATTCGCGCGTCTTCGTGGTGTCGTAGGAATAACGCTCTTCGCCTTTTTCGTCGAATACAGCCACGCGCATCGTTTGCTCCCGAGGTTGTCCCGCCCCCAGTGATCAATCACTGTCCGGCCGGCACCTTGCGGAGATACGGGCGGCTAAATGTGATGTCGGCCGCTACGGCGCCAGCGGCAAAGGTCAGGACGTTTTGGATGGCGGTCGCCGTATCAGCCCCGGCAAGCGGCGTGGTGATGGCCGTTCGCATAGTGCCGGAGATCGCCCCAGCGCCATCCATCAAGAACGTGGTCGTCTGATTTGGCGACGATGCGGTATCGCAGGCCATATAGAACGACCGCAAATTTTGATATCCAGCGGCCAGCGAGAAATCGATACTGGCTTCCACCATATCGCCAGCGACGCCGGAATAGGCCACGGTTGGAATTTGGAAATTGACGAGACGGCCTGCCGTGCCGACATTGCCCGAGACGACAACCCGCTGCGCCTCCGCACCGTTAAGCGCGCTCTTGGAGCCGACCACATTCATCGTATCGTTATCGGTCAGCGTCCAGGCATTAGCGGCGACGCCAGTTGGTGTCGTCGTGCCGTTGAGCGCGCCTGTCGTTCCGGTCAGTGCCGGATTTTTGGCAGTCCCAACAAGCAAATTGCTGGCATCGAGATAGAGATCGGTGAGCGTGGCTGTCTGGTCGACACAGGCATTTATCGCATCGGCAAAGGCGTTGCCGAGCTTGATCGCGCCGAGCCAGTTCGGATGCAGGCTGTCGACGCAATCCGTTGCCGGATTGAACGTGCTGGTGAGATCGGTCGCAAGCTTGACACGGCCGGCGTAACCCGCCGCCAGCAAAACAGGGTCGGTCGGCAGGCCCGCAATCAAGCCATTGAGAATTGGAAGATCGTTTCGACGGGCCGTGCTCAACGCCAACCAGGTTGCATCGTTGCGCGGCAGCACGCGCGACACCACGACGTAACTCGCGCCGCCGTCGAGGTAGCCTTTCACGCACGCGAGAATGTTCGCATAGATCGTCGCCGGCGTATCGGACGAACCAGCGAGATCGTTGGTGCCAGCCAGGAAGGTCACCAGTTTCGGCAGCGGCGCCATGGTCGCGGCAATTTGCGTCGCCATCTGCGCGGCGGTCTGACCGCCGACAGCCTGATTCCAGTTTTGCGGATTGAACAGGCGACCGCGCGTCGCTACAATTGCCTGCCAGGACCACTGCGGACCGCTCGACCCCGCCGTGATGCTATCGCCTTCGGCTATCCAGCGCGCCGACAGCGGCAGTTTCGGCAGACTGACCACCCCGCCGCGACGGTGCGGCCGTTCGGTGATTCCAGCGCCGAGGCCGATACCAAGCGGGCTCATCAGTACAGCGCCCACACGTCGTTGACGGTGCCAAACGTCACCTTGGTCACCTCCAACGGATTGTAACCTTGCTGCAGCGGCACATCGGTCAGCGTGGTGCCCGTCGCATCCACAAGCGTACCGGTGCCGGCCGTGCCGACCAATAGCGCGCGACACCTCGCAAACGTTTGGCCGCTGGTCACCTTCACAAGTTTACCCGATGGGCCACTGTCGACTGCAATACGCGGCATGGTTGGTTCTCCAGATCAGGATTGCGACTTTGGTTGCTGAAACAGCCGCTCGACTTCGTGCAGCACACGGCCCGGGAAGTCGCGCTTGGCGACTTCGTCCCAGGCCTTCGGCACTTCGTCTTTGACAAGCTCTTTCGGCAGCGCCGGTCCCCACAATTTGCGGATTGGCAGGCGCTTTTTGCTCTCACGCACGAATACCTGGCCGCCGAGCTTGTCGACGATGAACGTATGCGGAAACACCCGACGCGTGGCCCATGGTGCGGCCGATACGCCGGCCCTCACCTGGCGCGCGCCGAAGTCTTTCAGTCCGAGCGGTCGGCCCGACACGCCGATCGAGTATTCCAGATCGGTCGGCCTTGACGGATAGGTGCGGATTTCAGCGCGCACCTTGCCGTAGCGCAGGCCGGTCTGTTCGGCGAGCGCACGGCCTGCAGCGGTGCGCGCCTTGTTGCCAACCCAGTTGAGCGCACGCGACAGCGCCAGCGGCGTTTGCTTGCCGATCTGATCATAGACATCGCCGACCTGGATCAGTTCGCGGGCATCGATCGAGAGATTGAACATGATCGCTTCCCGTTAAGCCGCTTCAGTGAATGCGAGGCTTGCACATGCAAAACCCCGCTCGCTTTCACGAACGGGGCTTTGGGTTCACCTTTGCCCAGGAAGCATGGCACGAAGGAAGACAGAGTCCAGGACTTCACGCGTGCGCGCGTATAGAAGCTGGCCAATCGAGCCGACGTCAACAAAAACTTCTTGCGCGCCATGTCAAGCGCAGCTTGCGCGCGGCGAATTCTCGCCCAACGCTCAAGGCGTTAGTGACATTAAGTAGAAAATTTAGTTTTCGGCCAAACCGGCTCATCAAACACGATCGCCGGGCCTGCGATGTAGGGCAGCGTTTCGGGATCACGGTGCGGATTGCCGCGCAACGCCGCTGCGCGGAAGAGCGCCGTTGCCGCTTCATTGCGGCGCAAGTGCTTCAGGTGACTCTGTTCGTCGACAAACATGTCAGTGCGGCGATCTTTTTGCAGCACGACCACGTGCTCGGCGGCGCCGCCGTCCAACAGGTGGTTAACCACCTGGCGAACATCATTTGGACTAGGATGGCTTGGCAGCGTCGCCACACTATCGATCTTGCGGCCATCCGGCGTTAGCACACGATAGGCGACGTATCGCACGGTGCCGCCCCTCCTAGTCCCAGGCATGAAAGACCTCATCCACCACGGTCTTGTCGATCGCACCATCTCTTGCGAGCCGAGCGATCAAGACTCGGCGGAAACGCATTTCGGCCCTCCGAAATGACATGAACCGAACGCCGCGCTCCGCCGCATTGCGCCGCCGGGTCTGATATTCTTGATGGAAGAAGCTTAAAGCTCCGCTAGCTCTTGCGAGACGCAGACCACGTTCTAATTCAAGCGCCGTCTCTTGCGCACGTGCGATTGTTTTGTCGTGCTCGGCGTACTTGAGCCCCAAACTTCGCGCTGTTTTTCGTACATCACGCTGCTGCCGCTTCTTTGCTGTTCTTACTATGCGGCGAGCAACCCGGCGGTCACTCACCCAGATCAGGTCGTCGACCACACCATAGAATTGCTGGTGACGGTCCATCGCTGCTGCTTGCACTATTCGCGCTTCACCGCGCCCCATGACGATAGCCACCGCCCCAGTGGCCGCCAAGTACTGGAAAGCAACGCTCTCGATTGAAACAACGGACGCAGGTTCCGTCAAGCTGTCAGAAAATTGGACAATCGTCGCGTCGCAGTCCGGCGGCGATCGTGTCGAGGCCTTTGCGGTTCTCATTCCGCACTCCTTTTGCGCTACGTTTTAGCCGTCGAGCGATGGCGTGCAGCGGCACCTCACGCGCGCGCAGCATCGCAACGCGTTGGACAATTCGCCGCATGGCTGTGTCGTTCACATAGCGTGCTGGCCATACAATCGCGGCTTCCATGCGACTGATCGCGCCAGCGTCCGGCATCAAGCGCGTGCGGTTCTGTACTGCGGCGTCGCGCTCGCGATCGTACTGGTCATGGTCGGTCAGGTCGCCGAATTCATAGGCATATTCCGGCCATGCAGCGCCGTAACCTGGAATGATCAGACCAGGCAAACGGGCAAGCGTAGAGAAAGCTTGCACCAGGCGCAGACCGACATGCGGACCGTCCCATGCCGGCGGGATGTATTCCGGCGCCGGTCCGCTGCACTCCAGCGGGTTCCATTTCTCGGCCGCCGGGATCAGCTGCGCGACCTGGTTGAGCCTGGCGCGGGTCATGCGGCCACCTGGTCGAGCCGGTGATAGCGGCCGGCTTCGCGATCGAATTTCATCTTGATCATGCCCTTCTGACCGGTGCCTTCGAACTTGCACTTGGCAATACGAATTGCCGCTTCATCGCTGAAGTCATTCTCGCGGTGGATGATCAGAAAATGATCAGCCTTATTGTACCAATGCGCCGAGCCATCTGCGTCGTATGGCGTCGGTGCTCTGCCTTTGCCGTCTTTGCCGACCTCCTTTGTCGGATGGATCAGCACAATCACCATGACGCCGTAGTTGTGCCGAAAACGGTTTATGAGGCGCAACGCGCGGCCAGTGTACTCGGTCAGGGATTCGCGCGGGCCTCGCGATTGCTCAACCTCATTCCAAGGGTCGACCACCAGCACGCGGATCGCATGCCGGTGCACACAATCGACCGCACGTTCGATCAGCCAGTCGAGATAAACTTCGTCATCGCCCTGCCCGAGTGGATCTGATGCGATGAACAGGAAATGATCGTTGATCCACTGGTCGACCTCACGCAAAGCGTCGCGATCGAGATCACCGAGCGCGTTGCCGTACTTGGCACGCATGACCGGCGATGACATGCGCACGCGCCGAAGTTTGTCGCGCATGTGTGGCACGGTCGGCTCTTCCGGCGCGAACATCGCAATGCGCCAGCCGTATTGCTCCGCGAAGTTCGCTGCCAGGTTTGTGACCAACGCGCTCTTGCCATGACCCGGGATGCCGAGCACGAACATGATCTCACCGAGGAATGGCCGAACGTATTCGTCGAGCAGCGGCCAGCCGGTCGAATAGGTTTGCAGCGCTGGCAGGTCGGGGAATTCCGAAAGCGTGTAGACGCCATGCACTGGAAACGGCTTCGCCGCGTTGAGCACGCGCGCGACCTCTTCCGGACCATGCTTCGTGCGCACCGCGTTAAGGTCTTTGCAGCCATCGGGATACTCGACGAACATGCAGCGGCTCGGCAGCAAGCGTCGGACAAGCTCGGCGCGCAATCGCTTGCCGACCGGGTCATCGTCGGTTGCGAGCACGAAACGCTTGATCACCTTCAGGCGCTGTCGATTATTGAAGACATAATCGAATTCACCCTGCGCATCCTTGTCGACATCCAGCGGGTCGAGGTCTTCCGGATCACGGCCCATCGGCACTGTCGGACCGCCACACGGTACCGAGACGGTGAACGGGAATCCGCAGTCGATCGAGGTGAGCCCGTCGATGCGCCCCTCGGTGATGATCAGCGGCATGTGTCCATCGGCGAGCGCCGGATCGTCCATCACCTCGCAATTCCAGAACGTGCGCTTGTTGCCGTTGCGCTGCCAAATATCCTTGTCGCCGTCCTGCTTGTTCTCGCGGTACTCCTCCGCGACCACGACGCCGTGCTCTTCCGTCGGGAAGACCAGCACATTGCCGGCAGGATCAGGATCGACGCGATCGAACTTGCGCCGGTGCGGATTGTCCGGATCAGGCTTGAACAGCTTCCTACCCGTATACACCCCAAACCGAGCGGCGGTTTCCGCGCTGATCCCGCGTCCCTCGAAGAACTCCACGCCGATCCCGCCGAGAATTTTTTGGTTCATACAGTTCGCCTCCCTTCCATGGGCAGTGGTGACAGCGCCAGCGCACGCCGATCTCGGTGATCTCGACGCTAAGGCAGGTGTCGCGTTTTTTCTTTCGTGATGCCGAGCAGTTCGGGCACGTGGTGTAGAACCGGCCACGCCCTGGCATGCGTCGCGTTTCGATGCCGTGAGCGCGCAGGATGTCGAACGCGGTTTTCATATTCCGGTGTCCCATAGCTCGCCGCTGGTCTGACGACCTCGACCTCGGATGACGGCGCCGACGTACTCGCGCGGGTCTGCCTTGGTGGAAGCGTGTTCGATGGTGGCGCGTGCAAGCGCGACGTTGCCGCCGTGGTGTTTCTTGAGGTCGGTGATCAGGCCGCCGCAGTTCTTGCCGAGCACTTCGCGGCCTCGGCGGTATAGCTCGGCGTCCGGTGTTGGCGGGTCGGCTGGTGGCGGCTTGGCAGATGGTGCCCCTTGCACTGCAAACAAACCCGGCTCGGCGCCGCCAGGCGCCTTCCCGTTAGGGAAGGAAGAATCTTTCTTTTCCCTTTCCTTTTCCCTCGCATTGCACCCGGATTGCGAGCCGGATTGCGACCGCTTTGCGGGCGCATCTGCGCCCGCATTTAGCTTTTTCTTGTTTTCCCACCGCTTGTTAGCGGCGTTTTTCCGCTGCCTTAGTGCCTTCAAAGACTCTTTTACGGCCTTGCAGATGGTCGGATGATAGAGCCGGCCGTCACTACACTCGATGAATCCGCGCAGCGCCATTTCGCGCACGCTGTCGAAGTCCGGGATGTTGGCAAGCGACCGCAATGCGACCGCATCATTCGGCAGGGAACCGGCCGGCACCTGGTGCCAGGCGCGGCACCACAATGTGACTGCAGCCTTCGCGGCCCAGCCGTCAGCCATCGCCCAAGTGTCGCTGTTGAGAAGCGCGACCACGTCGAGCTTCATGTAATTCCACTTTCGCAGGTCCGTGCCGGCGGCAATGAGTGGCTTCGGTCGCGTGTCTGTTGGGCTGCCGGCCATGGCATCACCCGATGAATGCGTGCGCTGCCTGCTCCCGCTTCATCGCGGCAAGGTCGTCGTCGAGTACCGCATCGAACATGTCGTCGTCGATCACCGCGATCAGCAAATGCCGCACCAGGTCATCCGTCTTAAGACCTCGACGTCGCGCTTCGATGTCGAGGCGATCCTTCTTCGGCTTCGGCAGCAATACGCGCACGCGATGTTTGCGCAGGCTGATGCCGTGCTCCGACGCCTTCACGACCACAGAGCCGGGCGTCGAGTCCAATGCGTAAGCGATTTCGTCGACTGATGCTATCTCAGCCATGTTGCGTAGCTTGGTGATGGCTTCTTCATCCCATTTCTTGTTCATGGCATGCTCCCGGCTGTACGCGGTAGAAACAGGTCCGAAGTCTGGATGGCCAGCTTCGAATCCTGGGAGGTGCAGGCGTAATGCCAAAGCGCGCATGCATCGGCTTCGTTATCGTCCCTGACTTCCCAGCCGAACAATCGACAGCGCTGCATGGTCTCCCGCTTGGCGATCTCCCGCTTTGGATTGCGATGGATGAAGTGCAGCCGCACATCTTGCACCCGCGCCTTGCGCGCGTCGTGAATCCCGAGGTTGTGTGCGACGCCCTGGATGATGGCCGGCAGGCCATAGGCGATTTCGTCATTGCCGGCGCGGCTCTTGCCGCCGCGAAACTGCATCGGCTCTTCATAGACGTACTGATCCGGCGCGAGCTCGGTGAACATCGCCTGCGCCCAATTGATCGCGTGACCGAAGATCGCCTCATGCGAGGCGCCAGCGCTCGCAAAGCGGATCGAGCCAAAGCGCGGCTCCTCACCCGGACAGCCGAAACACCAGCCGGTGCGCCGAGCGAAGTCGAAGGTGAGAATCTTTTTCATGCCGCCTCCGGAGCTTCGTTGCCCCAGGACACCCATCCGGCGCGACCGGATCGCGCGTTAAGCTCAATCTTCGGCAGCGTCGGGAAATACGCTTCGATCAGTTCGTATTGCCAATCCGGCTTCTGGGAGTGCTCGCGCCGTTCGCCATGCTTGCTCGACGGCCATTGCTCGCCCATCGCAGGGCACGGCAGATTGCCTTTGATGCCGAGCAGCAAAAGCTCATGCGTTTCACGATTCCAGTAGCCAGTACCAAGGCCGTCTTTCGTCCAGGCCCAGTTCGTCACATATCTGTAGCCGCGCAGTTCGAGCACCTTGATCCCGGTCGAGAGGAAAGGATTCGGTACCCACATGAAGAGCGCGCTGTCATCGGCCGCGACCGATGCGCGTTCTTTGGTGCGCTCGACGATCTCTTCAGGCGTATGCGCTTCGGCCGCTGTCGGATAATGATTGCTTGCGTGTCGATCCATGCCGGTGATCCGGCTGAAAGTCTCGAAGTCCCATTCGAAGTCTTCGAGGATCACGCCGAACTTCTGTTCCGGCAGCGCCATGATCTTGGCGCCAAGAGCCTGCTCGCGTTGCGTGCGGCTTTCCTTTTTCCACCATGGCCGCGCGACCCTGATCAGGTCGGTAAAATAGAGAAGCCGGTCGTCAGCTCGCGCACGTTCGAAGGCTTTGATCAGTTCGGGATCGGGCAAGGTGCCGATGCGCTGCGCTTCGAGTGCTGTATCTTTCTGAAGCCCGATCTTCTTGAGGAAGGCGCGAAAAGATGTCGAGAGGCCCGACACCTTTTTCCCGCGACCAGGCCCTGTGCCGCGTTCGACCTCGGCCAGCAACTGCCCGAGCTTCCACCGCGCGCGCATGCGCGTCTCGTTGATTGGGCGTATTTCCTCTTTGGTGAAGAGGCCGGTGTCCTCCATGTAGGTCTGGTACGCCGCAAGCCGCGCTTCGATCTCAATCGCCTGTTTGGGATCGGTCGCATCGTCGAGCGTCAGCCACAACTGACGGGCGAAGACCTTGGGGTCTGAAACACGTTCGGGTGGTGACGTGCGATCTCGAACCGAGAGGATACCGGCCATCTTAATACCTCCGTTATACCCAGATCAGGAATGGAGGTGCTGGCCGTCGTCCTTTCCGGCGCCATTGAGCGCCGCAAGACCGAGCGGCAGATCGGCGAGGTCGCCAAGCTTCTGCACGATCAGATCAAATTCGTTCTGTTCGTCCGCCTCCAGATCGGTGCGGCACTTGTCTGCTTTTTTCAGATAATTGTGCTGTTTTACCTTAGCTTTCAGCACCTTCTTTGTGACGCCCGCTTCCTTGGCTTCGTCATAGACCGTCTTCATGTCGCCACGTATCGCGCGACACGTCTTCATGTATTCGCTCTGCGCTTGTTCCAAGCGCTTTTCGTGCGACAATATTTCTTCAAAGGCTTCACGGATGACTTCCGCATTCGGTTCGTTCGCTTGGGCGTCTTTCGCCATGGTCATTAGCTCCGCTTATCTTCTGTTCGACTTCCGAAACCCTCGGAAAAGGTGGTTTCCCTGCCCATAGCGCTGTACAAGAAATGGTAAGCTCGCCTTGACACCTCATCTGGTTTGAGGTGTTTTAGCGAAGCTCAACCAACGGTTGGCGGTGCCGGATAGATGTCGGGTCGAATGAGGTGCGGCGGTCTACCGGTGATGGAGGAGACCTTGAGCACTCGATTCACTGGGACCTGTTTCCACTGGAAGACAGCCTGGCGACGAATGCCAAGCTCATCCGCAATGGCAACTTCCAACCTTCGCTCACGAATAAGCGCGATGGTCGGGTCTTCCTTTGAGAAAGATCGCCGCCGGCGACGGCGCTCCGAGGTCGCGCTCTCACCCTCAGACATTTGGGGAGACCTCACTTTCGTTTTCGGCGCCCCGCTTTCATTAAATTAGAAAGACCCGCTTGACGTCAAGACACAAGAGGGAAGGAACAGGATCGTGTCCATCGTAGCCCCGTCAAAATGGGACAGCCCCGAACAGATCGGCCGGCGCTTGCGTGCAGTGCGCAAAGCCAGGGGAATGGTGCAAGCGCAGGTCGCTCGGCTGGCCGGCAAGACACGCGCTGCCGTCAGTCAATGGGAACTAGGCGAAGTACAGGCCGACATCAAAAGCATAGAACTCGTTGCTGCAGGTCTATCTTGCGATTTGAACTGGCTGATTTCCGGCGAGGGCAATCCGCCCGAAGGCGTACTGGTCAACGGCAGAAAGTCCAAGGCGAAGATCGGACGTCCAAAGCTCGCGATCGTGCGCGACCGCCCTGGCGTCGGTAGGAGCCGCGAGAGCATGCTGAAGCCGCTTTATCTTGGCGTGATCGACGAGGCCGCTGCCGGGATCGGCGCCGGCGACGCGACGGCTGATGCGAATGGGATGTTGGATTGGTGGCGGTTGCCGCCGCACGTGTTCAATGAATTTCGCTGCGATGCAGAGACATGTCGGCTCTATCGCGTACTGTCCGACTTGATGCATCCCTCCATCAAGCGAGGCGCATGGGTACTGATCGACCACGCGCAAAAAACTCCGCAAGACGGACAAGTCTTTGCAATCGATAACGGTTTCTCGATCATTTTGAAGCGGCTCTTTCTTTCGCCACAAAAAAAGAAGTCGCGCGAGATCACCTTGGTGTCGGATTCCGATCGGAACAATCGCATCACCGTTGCACTGCGCGACCTCAAGATCGTTGGTCGACTGATCGCGCAACTATCTCCCATCACTTAGAAATTGCAGGAAACTCGTCTGGCGTCTTGAGCGCTAAACCGTTTGGCGAGCGGTTTGGCGCTTTCGTTTGGCGGCTGTATTTTCGTTGTTTACGCAAGTCGCGCTTGACTCTGGCGAGCGTGGAGTCAGACTGACTCGCACGGCAGGGACATCGAAGCTCAAGAACAATAAGCCTGATGCTCTGGAGGCATGCCATGGCCATGTCCGCGCGCGAACGCCTGCTCTCACTCAATCACGAACTCGCCGACTACAACGAGAAAACGCTGCGCGCGATGGCGCGTCACGCGCCGGACCTTTTCGATCACACGGTCGAAGCGGCCATGACCGCGATCATCGGCACCATCACTGAAGTGAAGGGCGAAGACTATGTGCTGCGCATCCTCGACGGAGCGCGCCGGCCATGATGGTGATCCGTCCTTGGGACGGTAAGCCGATCAAAGAGCCCGGCATCTATAGCGGCATTCCGATCGACGTTTACCACGGTCCCCACATCTGCGACGGCTTCAAGCTGTCGTCGAGCGGCGCCAAGACGATCTTCTACGATCCGGCCAAGTATTGGCTGCAGTCGCCATACAACCCGCGCCGCCAGGTCAAGGTCTCGACGCGCGCCAATTCGCGCGACGAAGCCAAGCGCCTCGGCCGGGCCGCGCACATTCTCCTGCTCGGCTCCGAGCCGTTCTCCGAGCACTACGTCATCCACCCGACCGAGCTTCTGAATCCCGAAACCAAGCGCATGCGGAAGTGGCATGGCAACAATCCGGAATGCAAAGCTTGGCTTAAGACGGTGCCGGCCGGCATCGAAGTCTTGTCGGAAGACGAAGTCGAGGCAGTGCGCGGCATGGCGGAATCGCTCGGCTGGCATCCGCTGGTGGCCGATGGCCTGCTCAGTGGCGAGATCGAGTGTTCGATGTTCTGGCGCGATCCGGAGACTGGGCACTGGTGGTCAGCGCGGCCGGACGTGATCCCGACGCACTCGGGCGAGTTTGCCGACCTCAAGACCACGTCGTCGACCGAATACTTCAACATGCAGCGCGCGCTCAAAGACTTCGGATATGCGCAGCAAGCCGCGTTGGTGGTCGACGGCGCGCAAACCCTCGGCCTGCCCTTTGAGGCCTTTGTCGACGTCTTTGTCGAAAGCGAGCCGCCGCACAGTGTCGCCACCGAGCGGCTGAAGGACGCCGCGATTGATCTCGGCGCCAAGATGAACCGCGCCGCGATGAATCGCTTTGCCGAATGCATCGAACGCTACGGCACGCGCGACGACAGCCGCTGGCCTGGCCCGCGTGGCGAGCAACAGGATGTCGAATATCTCGATTTCACCGAGCGCGACCGCACCTTCATCGTCGATCGCCTGAAATTTGAATTTGGAATCGAGGTCGCTGCATGACTGATACCACGGTTGATCAGCGCGTCACGCGCGGCGATCTCGCCGCCGGCAAGGTCGACAAAGTGCTGTCCGATCGCACCGCGCTGGTCGCGGTCGACGACGTGGTCGGCGGCCTGAAGTTCGAAAACGCGCTGCAGATCGCCGAGGCCGCCAAGATCATGGCGACGGCCGGATCAATGCTGCCGCCCTGGCTGCAAGGCAATGTCGGCGGCTGTTGGGGGATCATCCTGCGCGCGATCGAACTGCGCATGTCGCCGATGACGCTGGCTTCAATGACCTATGAGGTCGAGAACAAAGGCGTCAGGCAAGTCGCCTATATGTCGAACTTCTTCCGCACGATCGTCGAGCAGCGCGCGCGGATCAAAGAGAAGCGCCTGCGCACGCGCTATGAGGGCACCGGCGATGACATGGTGTGCTTCGTCTATGCGACCTTCGACGGCGATGACCAGCCATGCGAGTGGCCACCGCGTGAGGCCGCCGAGCAGTACACCCTGAAAAAGCTCCGGCCTGGTCGCAACGATCGCGGCCAGATCAGAGGCTCGCCGCTATGGGAGACCAAGCCGGCGCAGCAAATGTTCTATGCCATGAGCCGCGATTGGGCGCGCGTCTATTGCTCCAGCCTGGTCGCCGGCATGTACACCGAGGAAGAACTGCGCGAGCAGGAAGCACGCGCGCAGACTGCCAAGGACGTCACGCCGCACGACAAGCAGCCCGAGCTTCGTTCGCGCCTGCGTGGCCGTGAAGGGCGCGAAGGATTCCACACCGACATTTCCAGGAGCATTGACAACGCGATCTCGCGTGCGCGCGGCGGTCCGACGCTGGCGCCGATGCTCCAGGGCGAGGTTACCGAAAACCGCGACGGCACTGAGGGCGAACGTCAGCCCCCTGCCCAGTCCTCGGACGTCGCGGCACCGCCGGCGGCTGAAAAGTCGTCGGCGGACCAATCTCTTTCATCGGCACGGACGCGGAAAGCCGGCGCCGGTGAACCCGCCGGCGATGCAGGTCCTCCAGATACGAGTGAGCGTGGTGCATCGTCGGCGGACCAATCCAAGTCATCGGCAGGTAACAGTGGACATGCTGCCGATGAATCCGCCGGCGACGATCCCCTGCCTCCTTCGTCGTCGGCGGGTCAGTCACCGCTTGCATCTGAGAAAACGCAGGCAGACGCGCCCAAGGCCTCGCCGGCCAATCACGTGTGGTGTGTCCGTTGCGGCATGTACTTTGCCGTCGAACCCGACATCTGCGTTTGCGGTAGCGGCGATTTCTCAACGCAGGCCACCGAGCCGGCGAAGGCCGCTGCGCATCAGCGCGGACTCGACGATCGAAAAGCCGAACGCAAGCGCTCGGCAACGCCGCCCGAATGGCGTGGCCCGGAAGCGACAGCACTTGCCCTCGCATGGATCGAAGGCTGGAGGGAAGAAGATGACCGGCAACGCAGCGCCACTTGATCGCGTGCACCACGTCAAATGCTGGCGCGTGTTTTTCGACGACATGCAGACCGGGCGGAAGTCGTTCGACGTTCGCCGCGATGACCGTGACTATCAGATCGGCGACATCATGAACTTCAAAGAGTGGGCGCCGGCCGAGACCCGGTACACCGGGCGCGAGACGCGCAAGCTGATCACCTACATCGTGCATGCAGGCGAAGGATCATTCGCGCCGCTCGCCGGTCTGAAACCTGGCTTCTGCGTGCTCGGCCTGGTCGAGGTCCCGGAGGTGTGAGCGATGATGCGCCCGCAGACCATCCACCTCGGCTATGAAGACGGCACTGGCCTGCCGGTCGCGATCCCGCTGCAGCACCTGGCGGTGACCGGGCAAACCAGGCTGTCGGGCAAGACGACGACGCTGGAAGCGCTGGTGACGCGCGCCGGCCTGCCGGCGATCACCTTCATCACCAAGCGCCACGAAGGCGGCTTTGCCAACGCGCGCCAGGTCCCGCCCTACTTCCGCGAGAAGGCCGATTGGACCTTCGTTGCCTCGGTGCTCGAAGCGACGCTGCGCGAGAAGATGCGCTTTGAACGGCCCTGGATCATGCGGGTCTGCAAAGGCGCGATGTCGCTGCGCGACGTGCAATATAACGTGCGCGAAGCAATGCGCTCGGCGAAGGGCCTCGCCGCTGACGTCTATCTCACGCTCGACCATTACCTCGACATCGTGGTGCCGCAGGTCGCTGGGCTGCCGATCGGCCGATGGGCGCCGATCGAGCCCGGCGTCAACGTCATGGACCTCACCGAGTACCCGACCGAGGTGCAGGGCTTGGTGATCCGCAGTGTGCTCGAATACGTCTACATCAATTGCACCAACACGCTGGTCGTGATCCCGGAGGCTTGGGAATTCATCCCGCAGAACCGTGGCTCGCCGGTGCTCTATGCGGCCGAGCAGCTGATCCGCAAAGGCGGCGCCGGCGGCAATTTCGTGTGGCTCGACAGCCAGGACATCGCCGGCGTCCACAAGAACATCCTGCGCCAGGTCGGCGTGTGGCTGCTCGGCGTGCAGCGCGAGATCAATGAGATCAAGCGCACGCTCTCACATATCCCGGCCGGCGTGCGCAAGCCGACGCCCGACATGGTGCGCTCGCTTGGCATTGGTCACTTCGTCGCCGCCTTCGATCGCCGCGTCACCATCACCTATGTGCAGCCGGCCTGGATGCCGGAGGCGACCGCGATTGCGATCTCGAAGGGAGAAACGCCACTCGAAAGCATGGAGGGCCAGACCGTGAATGAACAGGAAGCCGCCGAACTGCGTGCCGAGAACGCCCAGTTGAAGGGCGAGGTATCCCGCTTGCAATTGCTGATCGAGGAAATGACGCGCGCGCCGGCGCCGGTCGCCAGCGATAGCCCGCCACTGCCGAGAACGGTGCCCGAGCAGAGCGACAAGCTCATCGCGATCGATGACGATCTCTATGAAGCGCTCAAGCAGCGGCTGCTCGAAGACCAGGTCGTGCTGGCGCTTCTATCGCAGCGGCGCGAGATCGAAGTACGGGTCGAGCGGCGCGTGCTACAGGTCGACGGCGCCACCACCAAGGGCCGCATCGCCAGGCTGATCAGCGAAGGCTTCTTCGATGCCGGCGCCACCAACTCCGGCACGCGGACCGAACTAAAGCGCACCGGCGCCGACGCCAACAATGCCACGATCGCCCGCGTGTTGAATGATCTGAAGGCCGATGGCTTCCTGACCGAGGAAGGCGACCGCTTTCGCGCCGTGGTCGGCATGAAGGTTCACGTGGTCGATGCTGGAGCGCGCCATGCTGCATAGCGTTGACGACGGCGACACCATCGTCGAGGCGCCGGCCGATTGCCGCTGCCTGCACTGCACGGTGCAGAAGGTGCTCGCGCTGTTGCATCCAACCGGCGTCCCCAGGGATCAGATCGATAAGACCATTTCGATTGACCCTGACTTTGCGGCCAAGGCCCTGATCAAGATCGTCGGCATCTTCAGCGTGCTGCTCGACGATCAAGACTTCTCTGACTTCATCATGGCGCTGCACGAAGAGCGCGAGAACGCGCGGGATGAACCGCTGTTCGAAAGTCAGCTGCCACCGGCGGGGAATGCATGACCGAGTTTGATCACATCAAGGCTCTGAAGGAAGAGATCACAGGCCTCACCGAGGTCAGGGCGACGCTCGGCAAGGAAGAGCGCTATGCCGAAGAAGCTCTTGGCCTGGCCGAAGCGAAGATGAACGCACTCCGTAAGTTGCGCGGCTTTGTCGACATATCGATCGCCGACAAGCGCGAGCAGCTGCGGCGCCTGGAGCAAGCTGATGACCAGTCCAACGAAACCACCTCACGGTGAGCGCTGCAACGGTTGCGGCGAATGCTGCAAAGCAGAGCTATGTCCGCTCGGTTACGGCCTGTTCGGTTACTGGCAAGGACCCTGCTCGGCTCTGGAGCCGGTGGTCGGGGATACCTATGCCTGCGGCCTGGTGCAGCATCCGGAAGTGTACCGCATGGCGAACACGCTGGTGCACGGACGCGTGCGCATGGTCGAGGCTGCGCTGCTCTTGATCGGCGCCGGGCGGGGCTGCGATGCGCAGCTATCGAATGAACCATACAACGAGGAATTCGGCCGGCACATGCGGGCGAACAGGTCGCCGGAGCACGTCATCACTCGCGCGCTGAAGGTGTGGGGAGTCGAGGTGCGGAGGGTTCTGTGATGGCCGAGGGCGATGGCAGGTACTTCGCTTGGGTTCGCTGCGTCGCGCCGTGGACCGAGCCGAAGCTGCATCCGCAGATCATCCGAGACCTCGGCGTGGTCGACTACATCGAGACGCAACAGCGCCTGACGCATGAACGGCGCTTCGCAATTGTCGGGGGAAAGCACGTGCTCAAGATCGAAGAGTACGACCTGACGATCGCGCAGCTGGAGACAATCTATCCAGCGCCGCCACTGAGTGAAGAGCCCTAACCAGGAGGATGACATGCTGCGACGCCAACCGACTGCCGCCAAAGTCTTCGACATTGCCGAGGTCGAGCAGGACATCGAGGAAGGCATGCGATCGATACACCCGAGCGACCGCCCCGGCGACTTTGCGCCGCCGGTGCTGCGCACGCCGGCACCCCAGCTGCCTGGCTATGTCTCGCATCGCGACGACGTTTCCGAGATTGGCAAGCTGTCGGCCGAAGCCATGGTCAAGCAATTCGATGACGCGGCCAAGGAGATCGAGGCCATGGCGAAAGAACTGACCGATGCCGCCAAGCGGTGCGAGCAGATGGTCGCCGGCGCCCATGAGGCCGCCGGCAAGTGCATGGAAGTGGCGAAGACCTATCGCGAGCAGGGCAAGCGCCACTTCGCCGAGATCGAGGCCTGCTCGGCGATGACCGAAGAGGTCCGCAAGACCTGCGATGCGATGATGGCCAAGATCACTTCGCCGGTGACGCTGTCGTGACGATGCACGCCGCATTCCCGTACCTGGTGGCGGCGGCACCATTTGCCGTCGTCATGATCGCCTCTCTGCTCTGAAGCGCGGAGGACACCGAATGGCCGAGCACATGGAGAGACTGCCGATTGAGGCCCGCAGCGTCGAATGGCAGGCGATGGAGGAGAACTTCCGCAAGCAGGTGATCAGGATGTCTTCGATCGCGCTGCGGACCACGATCTTCCGCGAACTGCCGAAGAGCGAGCAGATCGAGTGCCTGATCGCCGGCGTGATGACCGGCCTGATGTGCTCATGCCTGGCGACCGTGAAGCCGGAGACCTATCAGATCGTCGAAGACTACATGGCGCGGTGCGTGGCCGTTGCACGCACGAACGCGGAAGAACTCCTCCGGCAAGCAGGGAGCAAGTGATCATGCGGCTCGCCACCATCGCGCTCGCGCTTCTCGCCACAGTACAGACCGCCGAGGCTGCACGTCATTGCCTCAACCGAAGCGAAGCGGCGCGCACCTGGCCGACGCGCCAGCTGGTCAAGGATGCCGATGGCTGTTGGACATACGAGAAACGGCGCCGGGAGGCTCCAAACCCGGCGACGGCGGGCGACGGTGTGAAGTTGGAACAAGCCCTTTCTTCCCAGTCGCCCGCACCCAATGCCGTCACGCCGGCCGACTTCAAACAATGGTCCGATAGCTTCGCAGCCGCAGCGGCGGCGATGCCGGCTGGCAAGCTCCAGCCGGCGAAGTTCGAAGACCGGCCGATGATGGACCGCTGGCCCGAGGTCCGCGAAGTGACGCTGCCGGCTGCCGAGCCATTCGTCGAGCCTAAGCCGCTGATGACCGCGCGGAATGTCGCCATGGTGATCGCGCTCATGCTCGCCCTGGTCGCGGTGATCGAGGTGACGTTCGGCGGCATGATCCATAGGAGCAAAGCGTGAGCGACAACGAAAAGCCGAAGGTTGGAATCGTCATGGGCACCGGCGCCGGCGGCTTTCGCGCGCTGACCGGCGCCGGCCAGGCCGAGGTCAAGCGACCGGTGCCGATCACGCCGGACGTCGCCGGCCTGCACGGCTGCGCCTGGAAGTGCAACGTGCCGGTGCTATTGGCGCTGCGCAACTTAAAGCTGGAAGACGACGCATGCCTTGGCATGTGGGTGATCGAGGCGCCTTGGGCGCATCCGATCTGGCATAGCTATCTGATCACGCTGGTGCACCTGCGGCCGATGCCGAACAAGCCGCCGCCGATCATGCACCTGGCCGAGGCCACGCACGAATTCCTGTTGTATGCGACCGATCCGGACGCCGACCGCGAAGCGATCATCCGAGGGCAGCTACTGCCGTTCGAGGCGATGCTGACGCCGGTGAACTTCGGCGCGCAGCTGGTCGAGGTCAGTGACGACCTGGCGATGGCGCGCATTGTCAAAGCCATCCAGGAAATTTGCGACGGCCGACTGTCGCCCGATACCGACCATCAACGGCAATGGGTCGACCGGTTCGGCAACAACATGATCAAGAAGGAATTCCGCTGATGCCGGATGACCTCGACGTCGACCGCGAGGTCGACCGCATCATGGCGCTGCTCGACGTCGGCCTCGACGCCGTGAAGAAAGGCGACGGCGATGTCGCGGTGATGGCGCTCGAAGAGGCTTACGCGAGCGCCAAGCGGCTGCCGCCGAAAGTGATCTGCCTGCCCGATCGATCCGGGGAGAAACCGTCATGA